ATATAATGTAACAAATATTAAGAAATACTAAAGATTATGTAATTGACGTATCTCAGATTCGGGCAACACTTCACCTGTCATTAGCCAATGATCAATACGGCATTCTTTCCAATATTCATAGAATACTTGTTGACGGAACCATGATTTCCATTCTTGTGAGCCTTTTGACAGGTTACATTTTTTATCAGCGGGCACGATATTATCTGTCAGATCTTCACCACCTTTACATTTTGCTTTAACATGATCCAATGTAAGACTGGAGTCATCGATTGGTGGTTTACCGCAATAAGCGCAGCAATTATCCCATGAGTCTTTGATTGATTGTTTCCATTTTTGTTTAGCTTCTTTATGGGTTAAAGCTTCCATGTTATACAAATAATCACGGATGTGGCGATACATCAAGCCTCCGTTTGAGACAAGCTTGACTGCATTACGACAAGCATTTGTATGTATGTGATTATTTAATATAAGCAACCAAGTAATGACGGAACAGCATGCGGGTAATCAGGTTTGCCATTCCGATATTATGCAAATTTTCAGTATTATTTTTCCGTAAAAAGGGAACTTAAGGGGGAAAACTAGTAGGATTAACAGCGATCAGTTAAGGTGTCACAGAACAGGGTAACGGGGCCGATTGACATATATAATGAGTTAACTGGTGACACGACGTTTATGTCAAGTGTTGGCAGTTATGTATTTAAGGATGGCAGTACGAATGATGCGATCAGTATTGTAACACCATCAAAGCCGATACCGAGTGTATCAAGCATAAGCGGTTTAGAGGTATTAATACATGACACGGGGATACCGAACAGGATTGACTACATAACAGGCAGTCCGGACATTTCAGTTACTTATAATATATTCTTAATATTATGGGATCCTGGTAATGGGACTACGTTAACGAATGCTTGTTCCAGGGCGATGCAAATATTTAGCGGCAGCAGGATGATTGAAGTAATCAAGGAGACAAATAACGACAATTTATTAGTTCAGAACATGATTGAGATACCGAACAATGCATTGATTTTAGTATAACTAGATTAGGTTTATTTGGAATCCTAGGAATAGGCAGGTAGGCGCCTGCTGATAATCCTTGTCGTCTCGCACTAGGAAATCCTACCTAGCTAAATCATGGCAAATTTTTCAACTGCATTCGGCTATGATGTTTACATCATTCCGTTAGCTGCGGCTAATGTAGATACGACCTTTACCGGTGTGACGGGTGCCATTGGTGCTGGTGCCGCTAATTTCATCAACACGACGGCGGTTGTCGGCGCTGGTGATTCTGTCAGCTACACTGGTGGTATATTCACTGTTGAAGCCACTGCTTTTGACATGGATGGTGCGGACAAGCCGGTTAAGCTGTATGGTTTAACCAATGCTGCACTGGAGACGGATACTAATTCCGAGGAAGTTGTTACTTATGACTCGGATACTGGCGGTTTCAACCTGACTCTGCCTACGTCTAAGACATGGAGCATTTCGCTTGCGGGTGTGGCTGACTTCAAGGATGCGGGTTATCATATCCTGCGTCTGACTGAGCAGAACACGGTGAAGGACGCACTGCGTGTCAAGTTTGGCCGTGTAGGCCCCACAGGCACGACTGAAGCCATCTATGGCTATGGTACCCTTAGCGGCTACACGGAGTCGATTGAGGCCGGTTCTATCGTGTCCTGGGAGGCTACTATTGAGGGCTATGGTCCGTATGTGATCGACATTGATGCCAATGCCTGATCATTGACATTGATTTGATCTAGGGCCTCGAAAGGGGCCCTTTTTTTATGGTATTCGGAATTCTAGACCTAGGGAACGGAAAGTATTAATGGCCAAGAGTGGTGATCTTAATTTTACAGTAAATTTTGACACCCAGCAGGCCGGTGCGGAAATTTCCAGATTACTAACGGCATTTGCCAGTGGATCAGAAGCAGCGGGTAATAAATTAAATCGTGCACTTGGTGGCACCATTGAGCAACAACTTGTTATCAGGACTACACGTGGCGACAATGGTGTCAAGGAATTAAAAAGTGAATTAATCACTGTAAGGAGTGAAGCAGACAAGCTGAAGAATGCATTACTTCAAGCACAAAAGGTACAGCCACTTAGTGTCACCAGTTTAAGGCAACAAGTAAACACTGCTAAAACATTACGAGACAGCATTGCTAAATACGGTATCGAGATTGACAACGTAAACAGGAAGAGTATTTCGAGTGCACAAATAAGTAGTCAATGGATTCAAGCTGATGAGAAGGTAAAGCAATTAACACAATCTCTTAGGCTAGTTGAATCTGCCAATCGCGGATTAGGTGGCGCCTTAGCGGATGGGTTTTCCAGATTTTTACAAGTAGGCGATAAATTACAGGAAGTTGTTGGTATTTTCCAGAGTATCAATATTGCTGTTGGTGCATTAACTAGTCCGATCAAGGCTGCCACTAATGCATTAGCAGATCTGGATGCATTTGCATTATCTTTTGAAGCAATTGGCCAAGGGTCAGATGTTGCCGTTACGGGACTTGGTAAAGCGCAAGAGATTGCACTTGGTCTTGGTGTAAACATAAAAACTGTTCGTGAAAGTTTTCAGCAATTATCACCTGTTATTTTAAATACAGGTGGCAGTCTGGAAGACGTTTCATCAATTACGGAGTCATTATCCAGCCGATTTGCTGCATTTGGCTTAAATGCGGACAAGTCAAGGCGTGTATTAAATGGTGTAATTCAAGCTTTTGCTAAAGGTAAGCTACAAGCAGAAGAATTAACACAGCAGATATCTGAAGCGGATCCTGCATTTAAGACTGATTTTGCGCAAGCATTATTCAAGGTGCGCGGTGAACTAGGCGATTTAAGTTCAGAGATCAGGGATGGCACTGTTGCGAACTTAGAAAGACTGGTCAAATCAGGCAAGATCACTGGCAGTGTTTTAAGGACGGTTATTCCTGAGATCAGCAAATCTGAAGCGTTATTTGGCAAGCTGGGACCCAGCGCTCAATCTGCTGTTAATGCATTAAAAGCTGGTGAGGTAACGATCAACCAGGTTAAGGCAAATTTCGACAGTTTGAATCAATTAAATCTGGAAAGGTTATCAAAGTTAGCCGAACCACTGGTGTTTGTATTATTTGATATACAGGCGGCTGTCATTGATTTTACAAAGAGGATCTCAGAATTAGCAGCAACACGACAGATTACTGATTTATTTATCTCCATAGGCAAGGCTGCACTGAACACAGTTCAGGCATTTTTAGCGATATCAGAAGCAGTAATCAATGTAACCGGAGTTTTAGCTGGCATTATCAATTTCTTTGCCAAGATACCTGGTGCAGTTGAATTAGCAGGTATTGCATTGGTCGTTAAATTTTTCAATCCGATCAAGGCAACGATTGGTGGTGTAACGCGTTTAACGCAAGCTTTAAGTGATTTAGCGGATACGTCAAGAGGTATCAGGGGTGGCGGACCGGTTGTTGGTGGTGCAGCGGTTACGAGTGCAAAAAACAATGAGGTAGCCCTAAGATCACTAAAAGCATTAAAAGCAGAGCTATCTGCCCCTGTGTCTAGTGGCATTGTTGATACATATAACAAGAATATCGATGCAGCAATCAAGTCTGATAATGTTCTTGAAGGATTAAGTAAAAGGGAACAAAAGAGATTAGTTAAATTACAAGCATATCTTGAAGAATTAACAAAGGACTATGCTTCTCGTGCATCTGAGTTACGTGAGATAAAGCTTGATCCAAGCGCACCTGACTTCAAGGATGAGATACGTGAATTCGAGCAGCCATTAAAGGAAACGCGGAAAAAGATTACGAGTATCCAACGTCAAATCAGTGAAATCATTGGCAAGCCGCTTGATTTTGAGTTACGGATACCTGTCCGTGAGATAGATCAGGTAAGTGATTTATTCCGTTCATATGAGAATACTGCAGTTGATACATATGCAAGAGCGAGAGCTGCGTCTGAGATCAACTTATTGGCACTAGAAGCGCAGACAACCGCATTAATAAAGCAGAGGGATGCAGCAAAGGCTAATTTAGATACTTTCCGAAAGACACCAAGTTTACCAGGTGCAGCAGAAGCTAGGACCAGATTTGAGGCACTTGATGCAGCAGTCGAAAAAAACCAACGCAAAATCACCAGTCTACAGGGATCATACAAGGATCTGATTGTCAGTCAGCGTGATATTAGCGGTGCATTAGATGCATTAGAATCAAACCAGAAGTTAAGTGAAGATCAATTCAGGAGTTTAAGTACTGAAATTGATGTAACAGATACTGCATTATCAAATTACCGCAATACTGTAGATGGATTAAGGAAGCAACAAGTTAAATTAATACAAGAGCAGCAGCGGTTATCTAGTGAGCTAGTATCAGGTAAAGTAAAAAGAGGCTCTCAACAATATGATTTATTAAAAACACGGCTAAGTGAAGTACAAGTAAACCTGCGTAATTTAGCCGGAGAAATAGAATTAAACGACAATGTAGCTGGGCAGTTTGAGAGGAGATCAGTAGCACTTCGTACTGCTTTAGACGAGGCAGGTAAGTCTGGAAAAGGATTCCGTGGCCTGCAGAGTAATTTAGCTCGTGCAGCGACTGAAGGGACTGGATTGAATCGTGTTATCGGGCAAGTTGGCACTGGGATTATTAACTTTGGGCAAAGAGCCCTTAAGACCCTGAATGGTCTCAGGTTAGCTATTGCTGGAATTGGGAAGGAGTTAGTTTTCCTTGCGGCAATTACACTAGCAATGCAAGCATTTGCAAAGGCGAGTGCTATTGCTAAGAATGAATCAGAGAAAAACAAAACTACGATTGACTCACTGAATGCATCAACAGAGAAATTAACTGAAAATATAAACCAATTAGGTTCTGCGACCGGTTCTAGCGCTATTGATTTCACTTCTAATCTGAGTGCGATTGATAAGATATTGATTACAATTGGTTCTACATTAAAGCGTGTAACAGATGCATTTGCACGACTGTTTTCTAGTGGTGGTGGCGCCAAGGAATTCGACAAGGTAAGTGGACAAATCAAAGAGACAAGTGGTGAGGTGAATGTACTTGCTGTTGCTCTTGCTGGAGCTGCTACTGGTTTTACTTTTCTTCGGAACCCTCTCGGGCTAGTAATTGGTGGGATAACCGGCCTTACTATCGGTCTCTTTTCAGCATCAGCTAATATCACTGACATCCAAGAAAAAGGCAAGGGCTTCCGGGATGGGCTAGCGGAGCAATATGTAGCCACAAAAAGACTTGGCGATGCCTTGCTTGAATATGCCAAGATAGCAGGATCGCAAAAGTTGAAACCCGGCGCTCCCGGAACCATAGGAGAAAAAGTATTTGCCGACCAGTCCATAGCCCTTGGCGATGCCATTGGCGATTTTAAAAACTATAAGAAATCAATAGAAGGCTTAGGCGCAACAAATAAGCAATTAAAGTCCGATATCTCCGAACAGCTTGACGCGATTACTCTATTAAGGAAAAAATTAAGGCTGAAGCCTGGCGAAAAACTGGATACAAATGCGATGCCGGCCTATAATTTGACACCAAGAGAAGAAGAAGAGAGGAGACTGGCGCTAGAGCTGGAAAGTCGACTGGCGAAATTGGAAGAGTTAAGGCAATCACAGGAACTACTAACTGAACAAGAAAAAGAGCTACTGCAACAACTTGATCAACTGAAAGCTGCTTATCCGCAACTGACGGATGAGATAATTATCAATGGCCGCAGCATAGCCAATGTAAGTGATGAATATAAGAGTGCAAAAGCCGCTTTGGAGCAACTTGATCCCAAGCAACTTGGAGCAGATTTTGATGCCAGCGCTCGTCGAGCAGGTAATCTTAAGCAAGAGTTAGAAGCTATTGAGCAGCGTGCACAGGATCAGGAATTACTTGGATATATCAACAGTCTAACTTTTGCATTAGCTAGCAACCAAATACCTAGAAGCTTACAGAATATCAATAATTTAGCTCAGGCTCTTGAGAATAGGGTACTACTGCTTGATATAAATTCACCTGAATTGCCTAAGGTTATCGCCGATTTAACTGTGATTCAACGTGGAGTTGATTTGATTAGCGGTAAAAAAGCTGAAATCGAAATTAATGTAATATCAAAAGGATTGAAGTCAGGTGATTTAGTCAGGACGCAAAGTCAGCTTGGGCGTTTACAAGCGGCATTTAATACCTTAGCAGATACGCAGGTTTTTGGTACTGAGCAATTTGAGCAGACTAAGCGGATGCAGGCTGCACTTAGTACCTTGGCTAATTTTGTCTCAAAAACCAGGGAGGAAATAGCTAGCCAAACGAGAAGCGTCCTCGCCAGCATTGGTGAGAACAGAATCAAAATTGCTCTTGATACCGGACCTCTGCGAGAGGCATCAGTCCTGGTGAATCAAACTTTCAACAATGTACAACAAAGCGCCCAGGACTATAAGACTGCCGTACAACAAGCTGAAAGCTTAAAAGCATCAGGTATTGCATCACAAAAAGAGATTAATGGGATATTGGGACAGGCGTCTTTAGCATTCTATAATACAATGGTCGCTGCAAAAGCGCAATTAGAGGATGCTGCGAGGGAAGTCAGCAAGCAGTTGTCCGCCGCGAAGCAGTCATTAGCCGGGGAGGTCCTTTCAAATCCTCAGTTCTTTACCTCAGAGGAACGTCAGCAGGCGATTGATGAAATAGACAGAAAAATACAAGAAATATCGAGTAGAGAAGGCATTGTTGTAACTTTCAGGGGATCGCAAGAGGAAATACTACAGCAAAAACAAGCCTTCATACAAGCAAGGGAAAGGGCGGCCGAACTGGAAGATACCATCGCTCAGTCACAAGCGGCTTTAGCAAGATTGCAGGCAGGTATAGACGAGCTTTCGGCTCTTACAAATACAGTAGGAACCATAACATTCGAGCAGGCAGTGAATGGTAGCGCAGATTTGGTGCAAAACATGTCTAATGCTGCAGATGAAGCGAACAGATTAAATGACATTTTGAACAGCCTTCCTACTCAAATAACTATTGACGTAAACTATAATGGGTCGCCGCCTGGCAGGTGGACTGGCGGCCCCGTGCTTGGCGGCACTAGTTACAAGGTAAACGAACTTGGCCAGGAAGGTTTCCTAAGTAATGGCGGCCATCTTAGCGCCATTAACAGACCAAAGAATTCGTTATGGAGACCGCCTGTTTCCGGTACTGTGATTCCTGCCCATATCTGGAAGCAAATTAATAACGGCAACAGAGCCAATGTAAGGCCAATAAGCGGCGATTACTCTAAGCGCGATAATAGTGGCGCTGCCATGGGAATGCTCGCTTCATATCTGTCTGCGAGTTCTGCTATTGCCGAAAAGAATAGGTCAGAAAGCGCGAGAGTACAAGGCCATCAAGCGCGGCAAATTGCCAAATTGTCCAGGGCTGTTGCTAAGTTAGCAGACAAAAACTGGAATGTTGGCGTCAATGTCAGGAATACTGGTAGTACAGCATTCATGGCTGCGGTAAATAGCAGACTGTAATGGCAATTTCTGTTGGTTCGTTCAGCTTTCCAAACCTGACAGCACAACCTTTTGGGTACCAACAGACCAATACGGAGGCTGGGCTTACTGCCAGAAAGTGGTTGATCAGCGGATTGCTGACACCTGCTGATTGGTTGGATTTGTTAGATGTATATGATACGTGGAGAGATACCAGAATACTAGATGAACCAAGTGAAGTATCTGGGGTAGTTGGTACTACATTTAATTTCAGCGGTACGGGTGCTGGTGGTGAGACCTGGACCAATATTCCATGTTGGTTTATTGCTGCACCAGAAGGTGAACAGCGTGGGGCTTATATATTAACAACAGTTGAAGTCGTAGATGCTGCACAGGCATTAGAGGTATTATTAAAAGAAAAGGAAATCCAAGAAGAAACAGAAGATAATGTAGACCTGGGCACCATAACAATTGGTACAACTGTACTAACATTACTGAAGCCCGCTGACGCATATCAAACCAATCCGTCGATGGAGCTTACGGCGACAGGTGTGCATTATATTAGTGGTAATTTGGTTCCATATAAAATCAAAGATATCGAGGGAACTACTGACCTAACTGGATGGAACAACATTAGGACATGGTACGAGAAAAAGATTTCCAGTAATCCTGTCTTGAACATTAGCTCAAGCACCAATGCTTCTCCAATATCTATTACAGTAGCTTCGGCTCATGGCCTATCTACTGGTGATACGGTGATCATTTCTGGTCATACGACAAATACAAACGCGAATGGGACATGGACCGTTACTTCTACTGGTGCTAATACTTTTACATTGAATTCCAGCACTGGAAACGGTGCTGGTGGTGCCACTGGTACAACTAAATCACTTTACTTCCCAATATCCTCGCCTAGTGCAAGTGCTGCCAATAAAGTAGTTGCTGGTGTAACAACGGTTGAATACACTATTAGCATACAGTTAGGGGTGGTTATCTGATGGCAATAGATGTTAGGGCAAATGTCACCTGTAATATTGGGACATTAATAAGTGGATCAATATCTGATAGCTATATTCAGGGATCTGGGCTTGTTACTTGCTCTGGATCAATCGAACTTAGTGGGCTATATGCACCAGCAATAGGCGATCCCGTTACTTTTAGTTACACCAAAGATGGCATTACTAGGCAGATACCAAGGAAGCTACGCGTATTAAGTAGTTTTGCTGATCCTTTTCGCCAGACAACAAAAATAGAACTTGGATGCAAGTTAACGTATCTTAGTGATCTGAAGCCAGCGCCAACTGTCAACGAGGATTCGCCAATTGAGACCGGCATCCGCCAGCAGTGCGTAAATGGATATATTGAATATCCACCAAATTCGACCTATGGTACGCCTATCATGGCATTTTTTTTGATGAATAGATGCCTCAGTAGTCTAGATATAACTTCTTCTAGTAATCCGTTGAGCAATAGATTCTTTGATGAATCGTTCGATCTTAGTGGAGGTTATGTACAAGTCCTTGGCGACTTACTCGTATCAGAGAGTTATTGTGGATATTTAGACTTTAACGAGGTTTTGCAGGTATTTTCTTTAGATCAGAACGGTGGGACCGGTCCGGTCTTGGGTGTTGATTCCTTGATAGATGTCGATAAGACCGCTTTTGGCGACTTACCGGGGGACGCTGTTGTAGTGAAATATACATCATTGCAACTAAATGAAGATCTAGAGGAGGAAGATTCTGTTGAATTTTCCAGAAGAAACTGGGAGAGTGATAAAGAGGAAGGATCGGCGCAGTCTATTACTATCAATTACACTACAACATCGAACTTGCCAGGTCAGAGAACATATACCTATGTTCCATACACTACCACTACTACGACTTACGGCCAAGATCTTAGTTTTCCTGATGATGTATGTGTTATCGCTGGCAAGGACGGTCCAGATCTCAGCAATTCTGTAATATACAGGGAAACACGTAAAAGGATTTGTCTGGCTTTTGAAGCTGGCGATTACTGCGCAAAAATACTATCAGTCAACGGCGATCCTGGAGGATCAACGACAGGGGAAGTTATTACAACAGAAGAGTATTCTTATGACAGTGAAGGCCAGGTAACGCAGATTGTAACTACAGAGCAACAACCATTTTGGGCTTGGGCTGGCAAATTAAATCTAGATTTTGTTTTTGGAAATGATTATGTAGAACTTTCCGGATTTACGAACAACGTGACGACAAGAAGAACAGTGGTTGATATAGAAACTTTGTATGCAAACCTGCCTAGTTTTGTGACGTTAGATCCAGGAGAAACGCTTGAACGAGTCATAAATGGGCAAAGGGAGGTCACGTCTCAGTACCTTAATTATGGATTATTTCAGTCCGGACAAGTATCAGTTTCAGGTATTAGGGAGAACGCACCGTTCAGCAGCAGTTCATTGCTTATTAGTTACCTCCTGTCGATATCTACCATTCTCCTGCTAGAGGACAAAACCATAAGGACAAGTCGTGATAGAGTCCTGACAGCGGGACAGATACGGCCACCAACTCAAATCAGACTTGGTGGATTCAATGGCGAAAATACTACTGAGTTGGTATACGCTAGCGGAAGCTCAATAGGCACTGATCGTGTCATCGAATTTTCGATGCCATATCAAGACGATGACTACTATGGCCCTACTGGTTCTATTCTAAGGGGGAGAGCTGCAAGCAAGGCAGCACGTTATGGACGTTGCCAAAACAAATTACTGCTTGGTAATCGCTATGGAATGAATATTCAGTTGGTGCCTGAGATGCTACCAAGTGCTCCATTTTCGCCTTATTTCGTATCAGCCAATGGCTACCAGGTTTTATACAGAACGAATGGAACAAGCTGGCAGATGGATTCCACTGGTATTATTGTAAGTACAGATGGGTTGTTTTGGGGTGCGGTAGGTGGTGACAATGTTGGGCAGTTTTGGTTCCCTGTAGCGCCAGGTATTACATCTGTTCCGCCCGCTGTTACCGTGATAGATGGTGAAGCGACTGTTAATACAACAGTACCTGCATGGAATGAAATTGTACCAACAATTGCGACGACAAAGACTAAGCTAGTGGTCACAACACTTGATTATGCCTTGAATGTACTTACTGAAGTAATCATTGCTAGCAAGACAAAACTTAACGCAACCAGAACGGTTGATTTTGTCGTGCCTGGTCCAATTGATGTAAGCATATCTACTATTGCCCCAAGAATCCAGGAGAGCCTGAGTGCAAGGGTACCTGTCACTGACATAAGCACCCAGGCATTGATTCCAAAGGCAGAGCCTGCTTTACAGATTCGTCCTGCGGTTACTGATATAGTGGTTACAGCCCAGGTTCCCCTGGTTGGCCGAGAGATCGGGGTTTATGCTAACCCAAGTGCTGCCAATATCGGCATAGGCGCTATAGCTCCCAGTAATTAACTTATAAATTGGCAAACTAGTGTCGAATTTAGCACCCAGTAATGCCAGTTACGGTATCGCAATTTGACCATAATGCGCAACGTTTTGCGTCTGGGGCAAACATATCGACTGATGTATACAAAGTAGCTTTATATACAGCGGTAACACCGAATGCTGCTGCAACTACTTTGGCTGGTATCACCAAGACAGAAGTTGCCAGCGGTAATGGCTATACCACTGCCGGGGCTACATTGAGCGGTGTTGCCATAACGACGGTAACAACAAATGATGCAAAATTTGACGCAAATGATGTTTCATGGACCGTACCAGCGGGCGGCAGCTTAAGTGCAGCTTATGGTATTTTGTATAATGATACTGATACTAACGACCCGCCGTTATTGTTGATCGATTTTGGTGGCACGCAAACGGTTACAGATGGTGGCATCTTCCAGATCATTTGGGATGCCAATGGAATCTTTACTTTTACCGTAACCTGATATGGCACAAACTACTAGTATTAGTCAAAAGGAGTTAAAACGTCAAGCAGAATTAGTGTTTGAAGGTAAAACACTAAAGGTGATGCTTTGCGATGTTGGCATCAGTGGTTATACAGCAGAAAGCACGGTGGCCAATTGGCAAAGTGTAGAAAAGACTGGCGATGGCTATGTTAGGTATTCAGCGGTAATTCCTGCAGGTGCGTATGATTCCGTGAGTGGTACACACAAGATACCTGATATCAATGCCGAATTCACTGCAACATTGTCCTATAGTTATGACCGCGTTATCTTGTATATTGACGGCGAAACATATATTCATTCAATGATTATAGAAGATCCTAATGTAACGTTATCTACCGGTCAAACACAAACATATCGACTTAGCTTAAGGCAAGATGATTGATCTACTGGCTGGGCCAAGATGAGTGATTCGCTATCGGTGAACATCGATATAAAAGGTCTTGATTTGCTGAGATTAAACAAGCAGCAGGTCGAGATGAATCGTTTCTTAACACTAGAGCGTAATGGTGACAAATTAACATTCAAGAAATCAGCAGAGCAATTAAGATTTGAGCAAGACAAAAAAGGCAAAAGATACAATGGTACCGAAAAAAACTTATTGAAACCAAAGCAAGATTACTTAAGTGATCGCCCAACAGCGCCAGGAACATTGCCTGAATATATGCTGATGCTGCCCACATCTGGGCCGGTGAGCGGGCAGGTGCCGTTCAAGAGCCGAGGGTTCCCCAAGTTCGGCTCCGTGGTGGCACAACCCAACTTTGGGGCACCGATCTACGAGCCGACCGGAGGTCCTAATGGTGCAGCAGCGCTGGCCTGTGAACCGGACGTATACAAAGATGTACTCATCGAGGTCGAGTTCCCTTACGAGGGGAGTACCAGTCGATACAAGCAAGGCGTTAAGGACTTCACGCTGCAAGCCTATGCCAAGCTGACCGACGCGAACACTTTTCGCATCAATCAGCCTGAGCCTGTATTCGCCGTGCTTATAGGAAACACGGACTGGGTGCAAATTGATGTCAGGCTAGAAACAAACATCATCTCACTTAGACCGGTCGTTCGAGCCGTGCAACGTGACATTAGTTTTGAGATATATAGATCAGGCTATGACGATGTTACTCTTTACCGCGCCACAACGTCATTGAGTGACCCAACCGGCCCGCAGTTAATGCCGGGAGCCTGGCATCATTTGGCGATCAGCAAAAGCGGCAGCAATGTGTATGCGTTCTTTGATGGCGCCGTCATCGGCCAGGCGACTGTCGATTGGGATATGTTGCGGTTTTCGACTTCGCCTGATTTTGATTGGGGGCAAATCTATTTCGGAACTACGGACACCGATGGGTCAGCCGCCGAGCCTGTTCGCGTGCATGGCCTTAAGTTTGAGGCTCGCGCGGTCTATACCGCACCCTTTACCCCGCCACCTTTCATTACATGATCAAGTTAGATACGGAATCTTATTTATACAAGTAGCTGGACGATTCGGCGCCCGCGCCGTCCTGACTTGGTATTACTTTTTACCTAAAGGTCGCAAATGGCAGGTTACCCTAGAAACGCTCCATATAATACGCCGGGCTATCAACGACAGCAAAAAATAATGGAGACTCTTGCTGCGCAAGTACAGGCAAACCGTTACTTATATCTTAGAGATACGGCAGGTCGTAAAATAATTGAACGTGTCAAAAATCAAAAATCTTAGTTAGTAACAACTTAGGCATACTATCGCGCCCATTAGGCGTGATGCCTAGAAACAATGTCTGAAGAAAATCTTCAACTGACTGATGACCAGCAATCACTTGAGATGAGTGGGTCTGGTGCCAATGAATCCTCTGATCAAAACGAAGGTCGAAACTATTCAGAGGAAGAAGTTCAAAACCTGTTAAAGGCACTCAAGTCTGAACGGGAAACACGCAAGATTTACGAGAAGGAAGTAAAGGAAAAAAGTCAGCAGCTTGAAAAGTTTGCGCAAATCAATCCTGATGAATATCGCAAACTGCAAGAAGAAGCTGCTATCGCCGCCCGTGAAAAGGCTGCTGCAGATGAACGGACTGCACTTCTGGAGGAAAAATACGGCGCTCAAGCTGCAGATGCGATCAAGCAGCGGGATGAGAAAGCACGTGAGCTGCAAGAATTCCGCAAGCGTTATGCACTTGAAAAGGTATTCTTCTCCGCTGGCGGCCGGACTGATTCTGCTGATGGCGTGTCATTTTTTGACATGTTAGCGAATCAAATTGGTGGTCAATTCCGCCTTGAAGCTGATGGCAGTATCACTGTAGTTGATTTCCAAGGTGATCCTGTATTGGATAAAGATTCAGGTCGTCGCATTCAACCTGAAGACTATTTGAGTCAATTCAAGAATCATCCGATCTATGGCACCTTCTTCAAGGGCAACAAAGGATCTGGTGCTGGTATTGGCTATGGCGGGACTAATGCTACCGGCATGCCTGGGGAGGACCTGCATTCCTTGACTAGCGAAGAGCTTTTCCAGCGAGCTTTTGGTTAGTAATAGTTACAAAACTTAATAATTATCATGTGAACCGGTATAAAACCCGGTTCTTTTATATTTATTTCGGTAGTCTAAGTCGAGTACCCAGCCCTGAGTTGGTTGTGATGACCGATCGGGGAGGGTCTAGCGCCAATGGATGAGACATCCTGGGGCGATTTACCTTTCCTGCCAAACGTTCACCAACCATAAGGAAAAATGGCACTTACTCTTGCAGAAGCCAAAAAGCATTCCAGTAATCCTCAGGAACTGGCTATTATCACTGAGCTTGCAGCCGGCCCCCTGCTGCAAAACATGCCCTTCCGTGAAGTCCAAGGCAACGGTCTTTTCTGGAAGCGCGAAGAGTCTCTCGGTGACGTGGGCTTCCGTGCTTTCAACGAAGGCTACACTGAGAGCTATGCTACTGTCAAGCAGCACAGTGAGGCACTGAAGCTGTTCGGTGGCGACATCAAAGTTGATCGCGCTATCATCGAGCTGGAAGGCCCCGAAGCTCGCGCCTATCAGATCCAAGCCAAGACTCGCGCAATGCGTCTGTCTTTCGAGGGTCTGTTCATCAATGGTGACTCGAACAGCAACTCTGCTGAGTTCGATGGTCTGGCTCGTCGTCTGCCTTCTGGTTCCAGCCAGTACATCGCCAATGGTGGTGGCGCTCTGGATACCGGCAAGCTGGATGAAGCCATTGACGCTGTCGACGCCCAAGGCGGCCAGAAGTATCTGGTCATGTCTAAGTCTGCTCGTCGTCATCTGAGCAAAGTTGCTCGTGCCAATGGTCAAATCGATATCGAGCGTAACGATTTCGGCTATCAGCAACTGTTCTATGGTGGCATTCCGGTGCTTGAGCTGGATCGCGACCACCAGAACGTTGCTATTCTTGATGGTACCCCCAACAGCCAGTCGATCTATGTTGTTGCCTTTGGCAATGACCTGCTGACCGGTCTGCAGAATGGCGGTCCTCAAGTCCGTGACCTGGGTGAAGCTACTGATTCTCCCGTGCTGGTTACCCGCGTGGAATGGTATTGTGGCCTGGCTTTGATAAATGGCCGTGCCGCCGCTCGCCTTGCCGGTGTGGACGCTACCGCCGCTGTTACCTGATCAGTTGCCATTGTTTATCCGGGGTCCTGCGGGGCCCTTTTTTATTGTTTACGGTAAACTAATCTAGTTGAAATTCTGGCAGTGGTTCCCGGAAGATACGATATCACAATATATCAGCGGGCTACTTTTAAGCGTGAAATTACATTGCCAATCGATTTAAGTGGCCACGCTGTGTACGCACAAATATGGGACAGCAAGCGCAGGAATAAGGTTCTTGATATGGAAATTGAGATGATAAACGAGTCAATCGGCAAATTCAACCTAGTCGTTGATTGGCCAGAAACAACTCCCCTCAGGAAGGCATCGGAGTGGGATCTGATGGTTGAATATGCCAATGGTGACCGTGATTACTGGCTTGAAGGTCTGGTGACAATTGATCCTGGACTAACTGCACCAGAGGATGCTGGCTGATGCCTGACCCAATCATTCAAATTACTGAGGTAAAAGCCACTGTCTCTGTCGATACTAGTGGCCCTATTGATGTCGTAACAGTTGGAGCGGAGACTAGCGTCGAATCCGTAACTGTTGGGACTATTGGACCACAAGGGCCTGTTGGTGCAACGGGTCCAACCGGTTTGGTTGGCGCAACAGGTGCGACCGGCATTGGAGTCACTGGGGCCACTGGTGTCACTGGCGCAACTGGTATAACAGGAGAAATTGGAGCAACCGGTATTACTGGTGCTGCCGGCAATGATGGTGCAACTGGTGCAACTGGTCCGGCTGGCGCCGATGCATTGTGGAATTTCGTTGGTGAATATAACAATGGTGCTGATTATTATCCGGGTGATGTCGTAACATTTGCTGGTGGCACTTATTATAGGATCGGTGAACCAAACCCAGGATATATACCAACTGACCCCACATATTGGGACGTTATAGCATCACCAGGGGCTGCTGGTGGCGACGGAGCTACCGGAGCACAGGGTCAAGAAGGACCTAGTGGTGCTACTGGGCCGATTGGTGCGACTGGGATTACAGGTGAATCCGGGGCAACGGGTGCAACTGGTATTGGCGTTACGGGGGCAACGGGTGCAACTGGTATTGGCATTACGGGAGCCACTGGTGCGACTGGTATTGGCATTACGGGAGCTACTGGTGTTGGCGGTGTATCTGGCGCAACTGGGATAACAGGAGCAACTGGGGCCTCTGGCGTTACTGGGGCAACGGGTCCTGGTGGTAGTACCGGTGTAACAGGCGCAACTGGAATTCAAGGGCAAATTGGTGTAACAGGTGCAACTGGAACTCAGGGCGTCACTGGTGCAACCGGTGCCATTGGTGCGACCGGTATTGGCATCACTGGCGCAACTGGAGTCACTGGACCAACTGGTGTGACCGGTCCAACCGGTGCTATCGGGGCTACTGGCGGTCAGGGGTCTACCGGCGCCACTGGTGCAACTGGCATCGAAGGTGCCACTGGAGCTACTGGTCTTACTGGTGCGACTGGGCTTGCTGGTGTCAGCGGTGCCACTGGTATCACCGGGGCTACTGGTGTTACTGGTGCAACTGGTGCCGTAGGGGCCACGGGTATAACTGGTGCGACTGGTATTGGTGTAACTGGTGCAACTGGTGCCACTGGCGCTCCGGGTGTTAGCGCGGCCGGTCGTATCTGGTATTTCGCTCAAGTTGATTCTGATATTACCGGATACGAATCATTGATTCCTGATACGCCTGATGCGCAGCCTCAGGATGACATGACTGCTGTTACTACAGCAAGTGCTGGCGAGGTGCTGATCGAAGAATTTGCAACCGAACCAGGCGATCCTGGACTTACAGAAATTCCAGCAGGTGAATACGAGGCGCGTTTTTGGGCCTATGTATCAGATGCCGATGGTGACACGCGATTAGTGTTTCGTATGTTCATCAGAGATACGAGTGGAACTGAAACGCCATTCTTTTACCTTGACTCTCCTGAGATCAATACGACTGTTTCTACGTTTTATACACAGATTGCCGTAAACACTGCGGCAAATCCAATAGATACAACTGATCGTGTCGTCACTAAAGTATATGCAAAGACGACTAGCACTAATAATATTACTGCGCATTTCTTGCATTCTGGCAGTACTCCTAGCTCATGGCGCACCGCAATCACGCAGGGCTACGTTGGACCTCAAGGCGCGACCGGCGCAACCGGCGTTGCTGGTCCTACCGGAGCGGTGGGGGCTACCGGGGCTACTGGTGTAATCGGTCAAACTGGCCCAATTGGCGCGACTGGATCTACTGGTGTTATCGGCGAAACAGGACCGACTGGCGTAACGGGCGCTACTGGAGTTGGTGTAACGGGTGCAACTGGCGTAACTGGTGCAACTGGCATTCAAGGAGAGACCGGGCCATCTGGGGCAACCGGTACAACTGGCGCTACTGGAGCTACTGGTGGCCCCGGCGTAACCGGCGCAACCGGTATAACTGGAGCTACCGGTGTCGAAGGCCCAGGAGGCGCGACGGGCATGACTGGCGCTACTGGTGCTGGCGTAACTGGCGCTACTGGTGCTACTGGCGATTCTGGTGCGACTGGCGCAACTGGCGTCCAAGGTATTGCAGGCGCTACAGGAGTTATTGGCGTCAGTGGTGCTACTGGTGTTCAAGGTGCCACTGGCGCGACAGGAGTAACTGGCGTAACTGGTGATGCCGGTCCTACGGGTGCAAGTGGCGCTACTGGTGCGACTGGTGCAATAGGAGTTACTGGCGCGACCGGTGTTCAGGGGGCCACAGGAGCAGTCGGAGCCACTGGAATAGCAGGGCAGACTGGCGCTACTGGAGTTGGCGTAACAGGTGCTACTGGTCCAGCAGGCGATCCTGGCGGGGCAACCGGCGCAACAGGTGCAGCAGGTCCGCAGGGAGCTACAGGACCAGTAGAGGTCACTTATGGAATGCTATTAGTAGCATCCTATGGAATGATTTCCCCTTAAAACTATGCCGGCCAATACAGCCCCTATTTTCACTGGAACTCCAAGGGTGTCAGGAGCCAGGATTACTACTGCTCAAAATAACTCACAAGGAAATGGCACCATTGGTACTGACATCTATCTCGCTTTCAGTCCTGGAGTTAATGGAAGTTACTTGCAAAAAGTAAGATTTACATTGGCAGGTGCAACGGCTAATACTGCATCTACTGCATGCGTGTTGCGAGTTTATTTATCTACACAATCAAGTGGATCTACAACGTCTTCCAATACTTGGCTGATTCAGGAAGCTGCTGGGACGACTCAAACACCGAATGTCGTTACGACACTTTCTAATGCCACTTTCCCGATAGAAGTGCCATTAAATTTTGCGATTCCATCGGGATACAATTTATTGGTTGGATCAAGCGCAGTCACTTCCGCCAATACTGTTTGGACTGTTACAACTTATGGAGGTGACTATTGATGGATGAAATCACAATCCGGCAAGTTCGATTTACAAGCGGTCTGATTGAATCTGGGTTTGTTCATGTCGACTCCAGTCATCAGATTGTACTGTTTACCGATTTAGCAGGAAACGAGCTATTAACATACGAGTCTTGGTATCCAGAGGATGAATAAATGCTGGATGTATTACATCTCCCCGGATCTGATAGGCACGTCTTCTATTTTCCTGGTTCAGAATCCAGTAGCGGCTGGCAAGCATGGGAAGTTCCTAGGTGGGCTTCGTTCTTGGATATTTTCTGCCTAGGAGCAGGCGGAAGCGGAGGGAATGGTTTCAGTTCAGCAACTACCACGACTCGCGGCGGTGGAGGTGGAGGTGGTGGTGGGTTGGCTGGCAATTCAGTTATTCCTGCTAGTTTCTTGCCAGATGTGTTGTATATTTTCCCTGGAGCAGGAGCCTTGGCTGCTAACGGGCAATCCTCGCATGTAAGCATGGCTCCTAGTACCGCCACCTTTTATTTGATATGTACAGGTGCGGGAGGGTTTGCTGGCGGAAATGGCCAGTCTGGATCAGGGGGAACAGCAGGCTCCGTCGGCAGTTCAACAACATTGGCAAATGTTGGCCAAGGCTTTCAAGGTTTTTTCAATTCGTATCGCAACATCACTAATGGAAACGGTGTTGCGGGAGGAAGCGCTACCGGAGGAAACGGGGGGTCTATAGGTGAGAGGCAAAATATTTCAACAGGAGGAGCCGGAGGAGGAGGTGGTGCAACTGGATCCGGGGGAAACGTGCAGGGATTTAACGCACGAATCGTCGATGACACCAATGTACCTTCGGGGAGTTCTGGTAATGTCAATAGCGTTGACGGGAAGGATGGAGCAAATGGCTCTACAACTTTGAGCCCTTTCTTCAGTAAAGGAGGTGCCGGTGGTGGAGCTGGTTTTGATGGGATTAACAGTGTTGGCGGTCGCGGTGGCGACGGAGGTTTCGGGTCTGGAGGAGGAGGTGGTGGTGCTGGAGTAACGGGAGGCATTGGCGGCCGTGGCGGAAATGGTTTAGTGATTATTACTTGTTGGTGATCAGCATGATTGACGTTTACGACATTCCTTTACCAGGAAACGGAAGAAGATCTATATTCTTCAGCCAAGGCCCTACCCCTGATGGCATCCAAGTATGGGAGAAGCCGTCTAATGTTACAATGATTTACATGACAGCTATTGGCGCCGGAGGGGCCGGTGGTAGCGGCTTCTCTTCTGCTGTTAGTACGTCTAGATGCGGCGGAGGAGGTGGAGGGTCTGGCGGAATATGCTCTATTCTTGTAGCCGCCAATCGATTACCAGACAGACTGTATGTCATTGTTGGGGATGCAAAAGACGCGACTGCTAGTAATGGTGGTACAACTGTCGTATCTATTTCTCCAGAGTTGACCAATAACAATCGCGAGTCGTACTTGCCAATGCATGTAATTGTCGGGGCCGGTGGTGGCGGACGAGGTGGTAATGGAACTGCAACTTCTAGGGGCGGCGCTGGAACCGCTTCGGTTGGTTTCGGGAAAGGTACGAGTTCTTTTTCCGGCCCACAAAGTATTGTTTCTGCGATTACTGGACAAAATGGCTCAACAGGAGGAAACATAAACACTGGCACAGATCTAACATATCCAGCCACTGGAATACTGCTTTCCGGCGGAACTGGCGGAGGAGGTAACGCTGGTTATAGAGGTGGGAATTTGAACGTGCCAGCAAGTCAGAACAGCGCAAATATCATCATTCCTTCTCTTGATGGAGGCAGTCCTGGGCTTTTCGGCACGCGAGCCGGAGGCCGTGGCTTAGATGGTTTCGCTAGATTTGATTTTCTAGCATTCACTGGCGGAACAGGAGGCGGTTCTAGTTACGATGATACTGCTTCCGGCGGAGACGGAGGAGTAGGGGCTATTGGCTGTGGAGGTGGAGGCGGGGGTGCTGGTAACCCTGGAGGAACTGGTGGCCTAGGTGGAAACGGTCTAGTCATTATCACTTGCTGGTGAAAAACATGATTGATTATGCTCACATTCCAGACAGGAAAATAGTAACCGAGTCAAGGTACTTAGGTTTTTCCGCTACAGATGGCGGCTCTTGGCAGACATGGGAAAAGCCAAGAGGATCCACAATGCTGAGAATAACTTGCATTGCCGGCGGAGGCGGAGGTGGAAGTGGATATAAAGCTAGCGGTGGAGCAGGCGGAAGTGGTGGTGGAAGTTCCGCTATTTCAATTATTATGATTCCAGCCGATTGTCTGCCAGATGTTTTATATGTTTCTGTCGGCGTTGGCGGGGCCGGTGGAGCTGTTCCAGCAGATAATGCAGCTACACTTGGGAGTAATGGAATTAGAACCTATGTAAGCGTTGCCCCTTTTACCGGAGTTATTTACAGCGTTTGCTACGCAGACAGTGGTAAAGCTGGAACAACTGCTGCAACTTCAACTTTGCCAGGCGGCGCCGGAGCAGGTGGAACTGTTGCTACGCGGAATGAAAGCTCCTTTAGTTCTTATGGAATATCAAATTATATTGGAGGCCATGGGGGTGGATCCGGCGGCCAACAGGCAAACGCCCCTGCGACATACTCTTTTCCTACAACTGGAATAATGCTATCTGGGGGAGTTGGCGGTCCTGGTACAAACAACACTTTTGGAGGAGCAATAACAGCTCCGAGCCAACCTTCTTTAGTTTTCTTCTCTTCGCAAGCCAGAAGTGCGTCAACAGTGGGTCACTCTGGCATCGAAATCCAAAAACCTTTATTGTCAACAGGCGGCTTTTGTGATCGCAACTATACAAATGTTGCTGGGAATGGTGGCTTTGGGTCTGGTGGTGCTGGATCTGGGGCTGGGCTCACTGCACCAGCGGGAGGGAATGGTGGTCCAGGTCTAGTCATAATCCATGCTTGGTAAGTATTATGTTGTTATGTGTAGATAAAAGTTAGTGGTATCGACCGTTAGCCGGAAGGTGGCTGGCGCTTAGAAACCCCCCAGTAAATGATATCAGGTAGTGACTATTCGTCAATATAAACTGCCCTTATTGACTTAATTGTTGTTACAATGTAGACATCGAATTGCTGGCCATTGCTGGACTGTTAAATGCGTTTACATCTGATCGGCATATTCCACACACAACACAAGCAATCATTTAGCCATTGTGCATTTACTGGCAAGGCCTTGCGTTTTCCCAAGATGCTACAAGCCTATGGCTGGGAAGTCATTGAATATAGCAATGAGGGCTCTGAAAGCACTGCTGAAGAAAAAGTAGTAATCATCACTGAAAAAGAATTCAACGAATTGTATGGATCCCGCAGGGAATCTGACTTCTTTGGTAACCATGCGACACTAGGTAGCGATGGCCATCAGCTATTTGAGGGACGACTTATCAGCGAAATGTATTCGCGAGTAAAGCCTGGTGATATCATTTGCCATCCATTTGGTCATGCTCACCAGTGCCTGATGGATATCTTTAAAAACAATCGGCATGTAGAGACTGGTATCGGCTATCCAACATTGATGCCCAACAGCTTTAGAATATTTGAAAGCTATGCATGGATGCATTACCACCAAGGAAAAGAAAACAGGAACGGGCGTAATTACGAATGGGTAGTTCCGAACTACTATGACCTGGATGACTGGAAACCAAAGTACAAGCATGGCGAATATTTTGCATTCCTTGGACGTATAACCAGTCTGAAAGGTATTGATACCATCAGGGCAATCGCTGATTACAGTGAGTACCCGATTGTGCTGCATGGTCAAGGCGACCCGTCTCAATGGCAGCATCCGATGATTGATTATCGAGGGCCTATTAGCGGTCAAGAGCGCAGCAAGTTCCTGGGAGGCGCTAGGGCACTACTTGCTCCCACAGTATTTACTGAGCCATTCTGCGGTATGGCAGTGGAAGCAATGCTGTGTGGTACGCCGGTAATTTCTGTCGATTACGGGGCTATGACCGAGACTGTACAGCCTGGCATGGGCTTCCGTTGTCACACGTTACAAGACTGGCTTGATGCTCTTGACGATGTATCAACTTTAAATCGAGTCTACATTGCAAAAACTGCTCGCTCAAAATACAGTCTACAGGCCTGCGGCGCTAAATATGACAAGATATTTAAGCAATTAAGCGACCTCGACAAGCGCGGATGGTATGAGGTTAATCGAATCAATTTCCATGATATAAAAACGGAGGAGGGTCCGTTTGCTAAGAGACTGGCGGAATGGATTGATGATGAATACGAACCATTCGATTTGCTAGACATTGGTTGTGGACCTGGTATTTATGTTGATGCAATACGTGAAAGAGGCATCGACGCTATTGGCATTGACATTGATCCAAGGATCAAAAACAAAAGATTCGTATTTCAAGAATCGATTTTTGAGACAAATAAGAAGGCACAACTTGTGCTATGCCTTGAAGTCGCTGAGCACATCGAAAACGAATTATCCGATGATTTAGTGCGATCTGTCGTAAATTGCATCAAACCGGGCGGTAGCTTGATCTGGTCCGCTGCTCAGCCTGGCCAAGGAGGCATAGGGCATATCAACTGTCAGCCGCCTGATTTCTGGATGAGGAAATTCCTGGATCATGGATTAACCTGGAATATCAACAAAGAGCAAGCGGCTAAAGCTTTTGCTAAAAGCGGTTATCACATGGGTTGGTTCTACAATAACGTTATGATTTTTGATAAACTGATCTAGGAAACCTAGCAAGATGCTGGCACCGCAGTGATTTTATCCTCTTCTGATGTCTACTCTCTGTTTACTAGGGATCCTATTGTTAGTGCGATTGCGACTGTCAGGATAGTAAAAGGTCGGCCGGCTTTAGAAGCAGGCAGTGGTGTCTATATCTATATTCAGGAATACCCGATTGTCCAGGAGTTCACGGCAACCTGGCCGATGTGGATTGTCGACTATGACGAGGAGCCACTCGACGTTGTTTTAAGTCAGATCAAAAAGTTAGTACCAAACTTCCAGATAACAAAAACTGGTGCATTCATACATGCAAGCACTACTGATTTAAGGATAGAAAACACAAAAACCAAGCCCAAGCAGAAACTGCCAGATAGGTTAACTATTGATCTGAACGAAAAATTTAGGGAGCTGCAGCAATCAATAGAAGACCGAATGCTGTTAGTTGGCCCTGGCCGGGCTGGCAGGGATGGCCGGGATGGGCCTCCAGGTAAAGACGGAAGAGACGGTCAAGATGGCCGAGACGGCAAAGACTTGCAAGCGACCGATGTTGAACTCGGTGATCTAAAGGATGTTTTTGTTTCTGACGCAAAGAATCGTCAATTCTTGATGTATGATGGATCTTCATGGATCCCTAGCTTTGTTCCTCAAATAATTAAGAGCAGTGCCGCAGGCGGCGTAGATGCCGATATGGTTCGGCAGATCTGTGGCATTGATCAGACTGGCGAACCAATGGGTCACGCCAATAAGTTAGACAGCGCAATTACTTTTAATAATACCACCAGGACTTTTACGATAGCACCTGTAGCGTCTAGCTTTGATGTATGGGTCAAGGGAATCAAGTTTACCTATACAGAAGCGCAAAGCGTTCAGATTCCAGACGAATCCGATTTGTATTATATCTATTTTGATTCCAATGGTGATATTGGCTATCAAACGTCATTCTTTGTTTGGGATAGTCAGGCATTTACTTCATACATCTATTGGAACGCCGCCGAAGGTGTTGCTACATATTTTGGCGATGAGCGCCATGGTATCGTACTTGACTGGCAGACGCATGAATATTTGCACCGGACGCGTGGTGCATCACTTGCCAGTGGTTTTGGTATTCAAAATTACACAGTAACTGGTGACGGATCAGTTGATGCCCATGCCCAAATTGAAATTTTAAATGGTACATTTTTTGATGAAGATCAGCAAATTGATATCACGCATTCTGCCACTCCTGTCCCGCAGACATGGCAACAGCAACTAATTGGTCCAGCAAGGATACCTGTTGCTTACCACACAAATAATGGCTGGACTGTTAATGCAGCAACTGACTTTCCGGTAAAGACCAGTGGCGGTCAACCTGTTTACAACTTAAACACTTCAGGGGCGTGGAGTCTTGCCAATGTAGACGAGAACAAGTATTTTCACGTATTTATTGTTGCTACTCACAATCTAGGAAATCCTGTTATTTCTGTTCTTGGTCAACGGCAAGATACAAACATTAGCAATGCCAGGGGGTATACGTGGGATAATCTGAATTTGCTAGATTTCCCGTCGCTTGAATTCAGGCCACTTTATCATTTGATATATCAGCATGGTGCATATGGAAACACAGTAAATGCCAGACTAAGGGAAGTCGTTGATATCAGGTATTCTAGTATCGGAACATTCGCATCAGGGCTAATTGGTCAGAGTGGCGCGACTGGGGCCACGGGCGTTCAGGGTGATGTTGGAGCAACTGGGCTTACAGGCAACACTGGAGACATAGGTGCCACTGGCCCGCAGGGTGATGCTTTTGATTTGAATTATCAAGGGGTCTGGAGTAGCGCTACTGCATATCTTGCATTTCAGAGTGTCAGCTATAGCAATAGCATATGGCTATCAACTAGATCTACCACTAACGAGCAACCTGGAACCAATGATGCCTGGGCGTCAATTGCTGCACAAGGGGCTCAAGGGCCTACCGGTCCTCAGGGACCGATTGGCTTTGATGGCGCTACTGGGCCGCAAGGTGTTGGCGAAATTGGAGCTACTGGTGCTACTGGGCCGATCGGTCAGCAGGGGCCGCAGGGCCCAGCCGGTGCTGATGGGCAAGATGGTATCCAGGGCCCACCGGGTCCAAATATCAATTTCCAGGGATCTGTCCAGGCAGTATCTGATTTGCCTTTGGGTGCCTCTGTTGGTGATGCATATACGGTTGCAAACGAAGGTTTTTCGATTTATGTATGGAATGGAACTTCTTGGGTTGATGGAGGTCCGCTTCAAGGTCCGCAGGGTATCCAGGGTCCAGCGGGTCCAGTCGGCCCTCAAGGCGCCGCTGGTGCAACCGGTGCAACTGGTGTTGCAGGACCGCAGGGCAGTCCAGGTCCCGCTGGAGGCAGCTTTCTGGCAGCCAGGCTTTCCCTGACGATTAACTCTAGTACGACTAGCCTTACTATTTCGACAACTCAGGAGTGGCCGCTGATACCGGCCGATGTTGCTCAGTACAAAATACTGATCGATAATGAAATAATGAATGTTACGGCCACATCCGGCACGTACGGCAACTTGCAGTTAACAGTATCTAGAGCGCAGCTAGGGACCAGCGCAAGTGCTCACAATAAAAATGCTCTTGTATATCTTCGCCAGATTTTACCATTGCCTGGTGCTACTGGTGCGACTGGCGCAGTAGGCGCTACTGGCGCAACCGGCGTTGGCGCAACAGGTGCTACTGGTGCTATTGGGGCAACTGGTCCTGCAGGCAGCAGCAGTATTAGCCCCGTAAGATTGCAGGAAGTTCAGATGACATCATCCCTGGCAAGTAATGCATCTGCCGACTTGCTATTCACCTCTTTGAATGGTATTGGTACATTTGTTTCTGTTCAGGTGTCAAAGCCTGCTTGGGTTAGATTTTATACAACCGCTTCTGAACGCACAAGTGATGCCGCCAGGTTAATGACAGTTGATCCTGCACTCGGGTCTGGTGTACTGCTTGAAGTAGCAACAACAACACAAAATCAGACCGTTAAGATCACTCCTGCGACAGGTTACTATAATGGTGATTCACCTATTGACAGTAAAATATACGCTTCCGTCAAAAATCTAAGTGCTACTAATGAGGTTATTTCAGTTACACTGACGGTTGTCACCTTTGGCGCTACTTAACCTGCTTGCAGGTAAACTAATTGAAGATTATCGCCTGGCATGGTTTACAATTTATACTATCAATATGGTCCAGTCTTTGGTTCTAATAGTAATTACACTCCAATTCTTGATTATCATTATGGTACATTTCTGCCTACTCGTGGGTGGGATGTTAACGTTCAGTCTGGCATTTTATATGGAAATGCTAGTTCTACTCAATACTACTGGTATCACAAAGATTTCACAACACTAACTGGTACTACTATATCTGAACATACATTGCAGACATGGACACCGTCGCTTCAGGATATGTTTGTATATGACACTACCTTGAGTCCACCTAATTATACAACGGGAGCTGTTCAAGCGAACTGGGATAACAGAAAACAATTCTATAGTGATCTTAGTGTTAGTTTTGCACCTGGCAGTGCTCAGTGGTGGGTTAATGATACAGATAACTCTTGGTTTGTTATATGCGGCGCCAGGTTAATGGCCCTTGAGATGCCATCAGGCGGCTATGTCGATAGAGGCAACATGACTATTTCTTCAACATTATGCGGACCACTTAGAATGGGATGGTTTCCAGATGCTGCTAGCATCGCAGCTCCATTTATGTCAAATACTGTAGGTACCCCAATCCAAATAGTCAGCGGAATATTGCCAACAAGCAAAATTCTAACAAGGGCCAGTGATCTTGTCGCGATTGCTAGTGACCATATTTACTGGATCGGAAGTCCCGTTGATATTTTGCAAAAATGGCATTCTGGTAGTAACCTTGTGGCTCCTCAGAATGTTGCCGTGACAGTTACTCAAATAGGTTCTAATTTCTACTTTGATACTGGTGGCAACAGTAATTATGGGTTATTATTCAACGTAGGAACAACTGAACCTGCGTTTGTGCCTTAACGTATTCACCTTCCTGATCAAAGATGCCTAGCCTAGTAATTCCAGCCGGTAACGTTGACACCAACGTAGGTGGCGACTATGATCTGAATAATCAATACAGGCCTATCAGTACTTACATACTGTATTCTATCCTTGATCAAATCATCTTAGCGTCTGGCCGAACCCTAGTAACCCGCCCCACTAGCGGTATGATATACCCGAGAAGAAACTCTTAAGATTGGAATACTAAAAAGAATCGCGCCACTACTCTACGGGGCGGGTTCTGTAACACCTCTCATTAATAAGGAGAATTCAAATGGCTGCTCGTTCTAGTGGTGTGTTCCCCAGGGAAAAGTTTGACCTGGATGCCGCCCTGGCTGTCACCGCAACCTCGGCTGCTGCTGCTATTGACCTCAAGTCGATCAATACCATCCGCGTGGTTGTGATTGGCGCCGCTGGCGTCGACAATGCTGGCACCAACAAGATCACCGTTAATGTTGGCGGTGAGTCGGTTGTGTTCAATGCGAATGATCTGGATGCCAATGGTGTGGGCATTGCTCATATCCGTGGCTCCCTGTGCGACGCCAGCAACAACGTTGACTACGATCTCGGAGGCACTGCTACCCTGGTTGGGTGCTATATCGACGCCGTCGACAACGTTGGCTGATAAAATCAGCTAATCGGAATAATAAGGGGTGACGCAAATCACCCCTTTTGTTATGTACCTCCGCAACGCACCTGTCTACTACTGTAAGGATGGTGAGCGCCGCCCGGTATTTCATACTGTGACTGCCGATGAGCTTGAGTCGGATGGCTGGTGCCCTGAGGATTCCCTTCAGCCTTCTGTTGATGTGCAGCCTGAACCCGAGCCTGAGCCTGAGCCTGAGCCTGAGCCTGCACCCCTGGATTCGATGACAAAGGCACAGTTGATCGAGTACGCCAATGATAACGGCATTGACTTGACTGCTGGTGCCACTAAAGCCGAAATCCTTCAGGCATGCGAAGAAGCCAGCAATGGATGAATTCGTTTACTTGACCGGACCAAGGATACTTGAAGACGGCAAAAATCTGGATCGGGATTTTCGCGGAGGGCATCCTAGGACTGCTCATCGCGAAATAACCGATCCAGTAAGTGACGGCAGTCTTGGCCCTCCTGGATACGAGCCAGGCCAGAAGAATTTGGATGGTTCTGATCTGTAAGGAACACTATCTGTAGTGCAGATCAGGCCATGCCTCTCCCTTATGTTACTGCAAAGGCGACCGGCAAGGCGAAGAGCCCTGGCGGTCGGACCAAAAGCAATGGTGCCATGACCAAGAAAACAAATTCTCGCAAGAAGGGCAGTAAGAAGTAATGGCACAAAAGAAGCGTAGCACTGCTGATTTTTACGCCAAAAATCCAGAAAGTTACAAGAAAAAATTGGCGTACGATAAAAAGCGGAATGCTAGACCTGATCGGAAAGATTACAGGGCTGAGTTAGCTCGTGAGCGCAGGGCAAGGGGTATAATGGGCAAAGGTGGTCCAGACTTATCCCACACTTCCGGGGGAGGATTCAAGCTTGAAAATCCCAGTAAAAATAGGGCCAGGAATGGTCATGGCGACAATCCTAGGCTTGCATCGGGTAAAGGCACTAGGAAGCAAAAGAAAAGGAGCTAGAAAAGTGTCTGACGATCAAACGCAGCGAGTAATCCTTAGGCTTATTTTCTGTGTATATGGCTACATGATGGCAATGGCAAGCGCCAATGTGATCCATTGCGAATTCAAGGACAGTCAGTCCTGCAGTCAGGAATGGGCGCAGGCATTTACAATTAGCAGTGGCGCGGCCACGACATTGTGGGCTTATATTACTGATAATCCAATTCAATCTTCCAGGAAATCTGCTGAATCCAGGAACTTGCCAACTGGACAGCCTGATCCGCAAACAGGTGGTGCGACTAGTGGTGCTAGCAGCGGAACAAGACAGAGGCGTCGCCAGTAATTAGGTAAACTAAAAACGCACCATAGGGTATCCCAATGGACGAATCACGTGGGGTATCCCATGAGGATATCTATCATCGGCTAGGATCACTTGAGGGCAAGCTAGACGCGGCCATCACAAAAATGACTGACTTCAAGCGCGACCTTGATACGTGTTATGGTCGTATCAGGACTTTAGAAGCCCACTTAAACAAAGCAGTTGGTATTGCTATCGTGCTTAGTATTATAATTCCTGTTGGATTAAATATGTTTACAAGCAATTACCACCTGCATTTTTCTAACCAACAAGATCAGCCGCGTATCAGGTAAACTATTGGGCGATTTTGACCCAATATGTCTGGTGTTTCTACTAGCTGGCACACCATTGCAGTATTAGCTACCAGCGCTGGAGCAAAATATCCAGAGCTGTGTGCAGCCCAATGGGCGCTAGAGAGTAGCTGGGGATCCAAGCAATCTGGAAAGAATAATTTCTTTGGTTTAAAGGGAAAAGGAACCAATAAGACTACTACCGAGTATGTGGATGGAAAGCCTGTAACCATAGACGATGAATTTCTTGACTTTAATAGTGCTCAAGAATGTGTAAACTATCTAGTACAAAGATGGTATAAAGACTTCGATGGCTATTCCGGTGTCAATCGTGCTAGCTCCAGGGAAGACGCCGCTCGAATGCTGGAATCGGAAGGATATGCAACAGATCCACAGTATGCAGAAAAGCTGATCAAAATCATGAACTCTAATTCAGTGCCAAGCAAAAGTATTTCACTTAAAGATGCTGCTGCTAATTACAAAAAACTGAAGCATCAGGATGAGGGGTGGTTGTACTTGCAAAAGACTTTATCGCAAGAAGAACTGTCTAAGTTTGCCTCACTTTACAGGGGCGGTGACTCAGTGGGAACCAGCAAGATCGCCAATCCTTTGAAGGTGCCATATTTTTATCAAAGAGATAGTAAGACAGGGCATGGAGAACGGTGTTGCCAGGCATCTGCCATAGCAATGGTTTTGAAGTATTTGAACAAAGACTTGATTGTAGATGATGACGACTATCTGAATTTGGTTTTCAGGTATGGCGATACTGTGTCTCAGGCTGCTCATTCCAAGGCATTACAGCATCTTGGTGTAAAACATAAGTTCTGCAAAAACGGCTCAGAAAAAGATATATTGCGTCTTATCGATAATGGATATCCGGTCCCTCTAGGAATTTTACATAAGGGCGACTTGAACAATCCGACCGGTGGTGGTCATTATGTGACCATCATTGGTTATGATGACACATACTTTTACGTGCATGATCCTTTTGGTGAACTCAATGTTGTTGGTGGTGGATACCTCAAGACGAGACCAACTGATGGGCGGTCACAGATGTACACGAGGAAGAATCTGCTGAAACGATGGCTAATTCAGAGCAATTCTGATGGATGGTACTGGGATTTAAGTGGTAATGATCTAGCATGAACAAGCAAGTAGTAATCCCATTTTTGCCAGGATACATGTTCAATGGGTACTCCCTTGAATCAACTGGTGCAGCATTGCCTCCAACTCAGCATATTCACCCAGACACCGGTGAGGTAATCTATTATGTTAGGCCGTTATTTGCTTTTAGCGGGCCATTTGTTGGTATGTACATCAGGCACAAAGGAATCATTGAATGGCTTCAATCTATTGAAGGCGAGCTTCTCTAATCAGACATTAACGCTAATATCATCATCGTCATCATCGTCATCATCGCCTGGAACATAGGCCAACCCAGGGATGCTTTCTACTATTTCCCTCATGTAGCTATGTATCATATCTTTGCTCCATTCGCAATCATCGTAAAGCTTTTGGCTTAGTTCATTTAAGGTCAAGGAATGAGCATTTGTCCAGGCGCCACGAGACAATGCGTCTTCTTTTACTTTTGTCACATGAACTAGTATATCTAGTTCATTGCTCAAGTCCTCTTGCTCTATTACTTGCTCAGCGTGATGGACTCGATCTTTGTCGATTAGCCACAGTATCCACTTGAAGATCGATGCAGTAAATCGAATTGCACCTATCGAGACACTTCCTACTATCTTCAGTGCAAGATTACTGCCTGATTGCATTAGAAACAGGACATTTTCAAAGATACTAGTCAAGCAATTGTAAAGGCCTGTTCTCATGATGCAAACCTAGAGCCGGGACTGGGGTGCCTTACTACGTTTATATTCTGCATTGTATCGTCATTTTTAAGGCTTTGGGTGGGATAATCAAGCTGGATCAACGACATTTGGATGTCATTCCTGACGGCAATAAGCCTCTCATTTGGAGGTTCGCCTTCCCAGAAATGCTGCCCATTGCGTACTGCACTATGCCACACTTCAAGCTTATTCTCTGATGGCCTCCCTTCGACTGCGACCTTATTTTTCCTAATAAGCCATACAGCATGTGACACATGACTCAGGGCGTCAGTTCCCCGTATTTCATCAAGTTGAGGTTCCTTTGGCTCTGATGTCACGTTATTTCTTTCATTTTTCAAACCGACCTGGTTCATTTGAGCAAGGACAAATAGATCGATGTCTACCTCTTTCGCTACCGTCATCAGCTTATAGGCTCGTTCTTCCAACATCGATGCATTGTCTTTTGGCGCATTCTTATGTCGCGATAATGCATGGAAGTGATCTAGAACTACACACCTAAGGTCAGGATTTTTTGCCTTCATTGAGCGGATGGAGTTGGTTACCGTATTTGCGCATGCTCCCCAGGGCGCTTCTATCAGTAACTTGCCGTTTGATTCCTGAATAGCAAAAGCCAAAGCACCAAGTAGGTTTGTTAGGCCCTCTTTGTCATCATCGTTTGGACTAAATAGCTCACTAACTGTAACATATCCGAGTCTATCTTCAGATGCTCTCCAATGATAACCGTGCCTGGAGAGTAATTTGCGGCTAAAGGAAGCCATCAACCGTGGTTCGATTGAATCGTAATCGAGTTCTGCGGATATGTAGCCTACTGTCAATCCCTTAGAACAGAGGGATGTCGCTATCTGACAACCTATTGCCGTTTTGCCCACCTTGGTTCTTGCTGCAATTGTCATCAATCGTCCGCCAAATAGTCTATGTGGCTCAGGGAAGGATACGCCTCCTCCTATGTCTAAATCAAATGCGGCAATACCAGTAGAGGCTGGTCTGCGCTGTGCAATATTGCTAGAAAATCGATCTACCCAGTTTTTCCTTTGTCCGCCAGGGTCTCCAATGATCACGTCAACCATTGCTACAGCTTGTCCCTGGTTACCTATGCTGCCTCTCATCATTCCAACGCCTTCCATTGCCTGCTGCTGCAAGTATTCAAGCGCTTCTTCTAATTTTGTGTCGGCCTTGATATTTTGTTTAGCGTTATGCAGCGTTTCAAGGTACAAGGCCCTTACTCGCACTTGTTTCAACACATCAAGCGCGGTATCCCATTCAGACTTGGTGTCACCATAGCTCTTTATTAGATCTGGATCTGACAGTTCTGTTATCGTCTGGTTAAAGGAGATGACAGGTACAGTCCTAGAGGAATTATTTAGATTAGTGTATCCAGCGATCAGTGATTCCCTTGATATGATTTGACCACTCCTATCTCCGATGAATGTTAGGTCAATTTCTTTTGCAATTGCCTTTAACCTTGAATCGGACCATAAATTAAGTGGCACCAGTTGCCCATGGCCGATCCCAAATCCTGTACGGAGGTTGCCCCATAGTTCACGGGCCATACCTGGAGGTGAAGACAGCACGCGGCTAAGGACAATAGCCTCCTGTGACGTTGTGTCTTCTCGATCCTGGACGGATGTGGGCTGCAGTTTGTCGACGATCCTGGCAACTTCTGTTGCGCGATGGGCGTATTGACTATTGCATCCAGTGATTTTCCCATCATTTTCGACCAGAAGGCCGAGGTCAACTGCTTTTTGCAGATAAAATGGCAGTTCAGTCATGATCACTTCTCGTCATCATAGCGCCAGAATATTTCCCTGCTGGTCTCAGGCTCAGGAACATCTGTAGGCCAACTTGATATTTGGTATTTCATCCTGAACTTTGCCGGATCAAGATTGGCGTCACGCATGCGTTGTTCTGTGTCTACGATTCTGTGATCAAGTACATTGACATTTTTGGGATCATTCCTTGAGAGCTCATAGTACATGAATTGTAGCTCGTCATATAGATCAATGAGCTCCCTGTACTTGGCTGGAATTACGACTTGATCCTTACGCTCATCTTCTTCTAATGGTGTTGCTCTGTCATAATTCAGTCCATCATTGAATAGCGTATATACGTTCTGGTATTTCTTGGTATGTGGTGATCCGATACCAATAATGCTTTGCAGGTTCTTAGAGGAATTTTCTTTCGCCCAGAATGGGTTGTGTTCTATGCCATTCTTAAGGACCGAGAAGAAATATTCGTATGAATGACGCTCAAGTTTTAGCGCCGAGATATGGCAATCAATAGCCTTAAGTAGTTCGCAACTCATTCTATTAACTTTGGAGTAATTCGCGGGCCTGTAGGCATTCCAAGCTGTTCTGGCGACTTCCAGATAATCAGGGCGCTCTTCTTTCTGTTTGATCGGCTCAACTTTTGCTTCAGGTTCAATGCCAAGCAGTTGTCTTTGCGCTTCAGCCCTTGCCGCATTCGTGTGTTGTATAAGCTTCCTAAGAACAGGTGTAGGGTTAATCAATATCAGATGATCTTCAGTTCCCTTTATTAAGCCAAATTCTCGCAGCTCCTTCATGCATCTTATACGCGTGGATCTATGTATACCTATCATCTTGTCGAGGACTGATTTATCGATCGGTCCAAACTTCGACTGATTAGCCAAAACGATCCACAGAAGTTTGCTGTTTGGATGCAGGTCTTCGCACAGCAGCAACTCCAGCGGTGCTTTGGCATAGGCATCCGGCTCCCATTGTGAGTCCTTGGAAACCGAGATTTTCATGGGCGAGGTAGCGCTGAGCACAAGTTAACGACCGAGCAAGGGAAAGCAACGGAAGAAAATCGGTGATCTTCTGATGCCTGTCCAGGTTAAGTAATGTTACAACCCTGAAAAGGCCGCGTTGCATCTTGCGACAAAACGCGTTGGATTTTGCAACGTTCATGTTGCATAACGCGACATTTAGCGTTGTATTATGCAACTTTGTTGGATTATGCAACAAAATCGCGTTGCATTGTGCAACAGCCCGCGTTGCATCTTGCAACGCAAACGTTGCGTCCCGCAACATTCGGCCCAAATCACGTTGCGTTGTGCAACACTTAAAAAGAACCTCCTTGAAAAAGAACAAATAATAAAAAAAAGAATAGGCAAACCAAAATTTGGTTGGTATGATGACGGCATGGCAGACGCAGACAAGCGCAAACTCAAGGACCTGACCCCTGCCGAACGGGAGACCTTCGAGCAGGGGTGGAACGAAATCGGCAAATCCATTGGAGAGCTGGTGGCGTCCCGCGCCAAAACCACGGCATGGGCTTGGTCTCTGATCGCGCCACTAGGCATGTATGAACGCTGGATGCTCTATGGATGGATAGATAGATCAAAAAAATTGCTATCCAATAGGAGAAGGCCAACTAGTGGTAGGCCACAATTGACCAATAAATGCTTTGAACGTAGTAAGTTCAGTAATTCCAGTGAACTGATTCAAGTCTTGAAGCTGGTAAAAGGTGGCCTGTCTCCACAGGAGGCCATGGAGGTCTTCAATCAGCAGAAGAACCTGTATACTGTCAAAGACGACTCAAGGAACAATGCCCCTCGTACCCAATCTCGCAGGAGTAGCAAGCCAGGAACTGGTTGAGACTATTGGTACTGGCTCTTACCGAGCTAGCTATATCAACTGGGCCAGGACGTTCAACCTGCTGCATCAACACGCCCCGGATTGGATGCTGGAAACTATTCCAGCACCCGATGGCAGTAATGTATGGCGTGCACCTGGCAATGGCGGCTACCTGATGCTTAGATTTGTGCATTCAGAGGGCCATGTAACACCTGCCGTACCTCAGGCAGTCATGGATAACAGGAATAATCCTATCCCTTATGAGCGTATCAGCGCGAGGGACATTACCGATACGCATCGGCGTGGTGGTTGCATGGCGGCTGCTATGATCTTTGGCCTTGCTCATGAACTGTGGGCTAAAATGCCCCTGGAGAGCGGCTATCCAGAAGCCGATACAGAGACCCAGGTGGCCCCTGGAGGGGCCTTCCAGGCGCCCACAGAGGCCACTATGCAAGATTTCCTTGAGGCATGCCTTGAGAAAGGTCTAACACCTGTTGCGGCAGATACATTGCTTGACTTGATCGGAACGAATTACGCTGGTGGCATAAAAAGCCTTGCAAATAAAACCTCAGATTGGGTGACTGAGCAGAACGAGAAAGCGGCTGAGGAGAGCAAGAAATCTGAACTTGGGGCTGCGCCAGCAAAACAATCTGTAAAAAAGACAAGCAAGCCCAATCCAGAGGATTATTGAGCCAGCAATACCCCAGACTGCTTGAACAGGATTTCGCTCCAGTCACTTTCTCCATAGATTGGGCTGCAGGTCAGCTTGCTCAGGCCTTTGATGGGGTAATCATAAAAGATTATGAAGGGCCTTGAGGGGCCCTTTTTCTTTGCTAATCTAATCTGGAAGCGACCCCACTCATGTTTAAGTCTTCGACTCAAGACGAGCTAACAGCATGGATGAATGCTGCTGGCAATCATAAAATCTTGGCTCCAGATGAAATTGATATTATCGCTAGGCAAATAAAAACAGCGGAACCTGGGTCAGCCGAGCATGTGCGATTGGTTAATTATCTGACGATGCACAACTTGAGGCTTGTTATCAAGTTTGTCAAGAATTTCATGTCAGGTAAAACCAAGAAAAAGTATGGTTGCACTGAAACGGTGGACTACTTACAGGTAGGCACTCTTGGCCTTAGAAGAGCTGCTGAATGTTATGACCCGACTCGTGGGTATAAGTTTTCCACCTATGCCTACCCATGGATTAGGTCATTTGTGAGCAGATACAACATGAAGGTGTCAAGTATTTTCCATATACCGGAAAACGCACTGAGGGATGCATGGTATTACGAAGCTCATGGCCATATCAAAACTAAAACCAAGTCTGGGTTTAGGGATGAAGCTTACTGTATTGAACTTAGGGACAAGGTGCGAGCTGCTCAATCGCCAGTATCTCTGGATCTTAAGGTTGGCGACGACGAGTCTATCCCCCTTGGCCTGACGATTGAGAGCACTTACCCAGAGCGCACCAGGGAGGGTGAATTTCCATTGGAAATTGAAGACATGATCGATGCGGCTGGACTGACAAAAATGCAAAAAGAAATCATAAAGGCCTTTTACCTGCAAGACATTGACATGGAGCAACTGGCTAAAGCCTATTCAGTTACTAGAGATAAGATTAAATCTGTGAAAGAGTCCGCGATCCAACGCCTCAGAATGGCCAATGGATTGGTATAATGAAATGTCAACCCATTTCGGGAATAATGGCTACCATTAGTATTGCGGGTACTGTAACGGGTAAACCTGACCAAACTCCGGTCACCCTGAAAACGTTTCCCTCCAAAAATGGAGGTTCTCCTGACGTTATCGCGACCTTTAGCGTTGCTGACCGGGCTTATTTCTACGTGAAAGCCGGAGAGGAGCGTCAAGGGCAGTTCTATAACTGTGAGGTTCGAGGCAAAACCGCTGAGATTTGTGCTGAACGCATCAAGCGTGGCGACAAGATCGCAGTTAGCGGTCAATTGGTTCAGCGAACCTATCAGGAAAGGCTTTTCCTTGATATCAAGAACGCCTCCATCACTTTTCTGGACGATGGCGGTAACGCTAGTAACCCTGCCCAGAAGAACTATTCCAAGGCGGAAATGCCCTTCTGAGTCACTGGTCAACTGACTTGTCACGGCGGCCTTCTGGCCGCTTTTTTATCATGAATATCAGTCAACAAGAATGCAGTGAGCTGTCAGGTGCCGTTGGAGCACTAATTGATGATTTACCTGTTCTTACAACAGCACAAGTCAGGCCTTATGTCATAGCAATTTTGCTACATCGCGGTGCTGTGCGGCCAAGCGAGATAGCAGCTAGCTTAACTCCACATTGCAGACAATCAGATTTAAAAACTGGAGAATGGGATCCACTTGATGGCGAATGGTGCAATAGCACCAGACTGGAAAAATTGATAGATGAAGTTCTTGGTGAACTCGTATCAGAACAGATCGTACGGTATAATGAAGAACAGGACCTTTGGGTACTGACGGCAAATCAAGTGTCAACCATTATATCGTGGGTTGCTTCACTGGGTGCCAAGATGCCACAGCATGTATTGCTTGAGCTAAGTCGAGATCAAATTCAAAGGATTCCCGAATACATTAATCTTGATTGAGCCATGGTAAAAGCAAAAAGCAGGGAATTAGCTAATGACCAGCGGCTATCCAGACCGCCTTTCCCTATCCCGCGATTCATGAAGGGTACTAAAGTGCAGGTCTACATGGGGGCAGGCTGGAGCACTGGTTCGGTTGTAGATAGCCATCAGGACAAGTGCGCTGTTCGACTCGCAATTGGAAACCGCTTGATTACCGTGTTTGATGCTAGGTCTATTCGTAAAGCAGCTCAGGACAACGAAGGTTGAATCAATGAACGATCTATCCCGTACGCAACAGCAGATATCCGACATCTGTGATTCTGTTAAAAAATTGCTAATCAGCAAGAACAAGAAATATGGTGACTCTGCACTGGCGCCGGTTAGGGTTTTCAGCAAAGCTAGTGCCGTGGAACAGATTTTTGTAAGGATAGACGATAAACTATCCAGGATATCGAAAGGGGTTGGTCTGCTTGGTAACGACGAGGATGTTATCGATGATCTGATTGGTTATCTTATTCTGCTTAAAATTGCTATGCAACGCGGCGATGAGGAGCAGTGGGATGGCTGTAATATTGGCGATTCTGCTATTCCATGCCTTTTTAGGGAAGCTAAGCAAGAACCGGGCAAACCCTTAAATGATTCCGAGTGGCTTGAGTTGCACACTTCAGGGGACCGATTCACCTGATCATGTGCTTGTAATTAAGCAGTCCTTATTCTCCAAAGCTCGGCCAAGACTGACCAGAAGTGGCCACGCATACATGCCAGCCTCATATAAAGCAGCTCAGCTTGAGATGAGGCGGCAATTGAAAATGCAATGGACTGAAGGCCCCCTTGAAGGGCCTATTTCTTTGGCTATAAAGGTAAAAGGCGAAGGCAGGGGTGATGCGGATAACATTGCTGGTGCATTCATGGACAGTGCTCAAGGCATAGTCCTTCTAGATGATCGCGTCAGTGTAGTTCCTGTCCTTTCTATAGAATGGCAAAAGGCCAGCAAGGCTGAATCCGAATGGATCATAGAAATAAGGCAGTTATAATGAAGTACGCGCTAGTTAAAAGATGGTATCAATCGCCTATTGTCAGCCTGATGCGGACTATCGACGTGAACTTGGTGAAAACCAAAGCCATCTTAAGCATATCTTAATTAGTCCAGCCCATTACAAGGCATCAAAGGCAAAGAGGTTTCCTGTTACAGTTAACATGGAAATAGGTTCGGCTGTTCACTGTTTGACGCTGGAAGGCAAGAAGGAATTTGACTCACGCTTTTTGCTCAAGCCAGATGGCATCAACTTCACGACAAAAGAAGGGAAGGAATTCAAAGCTGAAAATAAGCATAAGACAATCCTGGCAAAACAGGATTACGAAAACGTGGTTGGCATGGCTGATTCACTTGGTCAACTAGACTGGTTCGACCAATCACAGACTGATTACAGAAAATTCAATGAACTATCAATCTACTGGGATGTAGACACAATCCCATGCAAGGGCCGCCTTGATCGATTAGTTGATATGGGTGACTATGTTAATGTGCTTGACCTAAAAAGTACCGACTCGGTTGATCCTGATACCTTTGGCAAGAAGGTTACAGGCGGAATGAATTATTTGTTCCAAGCAGCTTGGTATGCCGAGGCGGCGTCAATGGCTTTTAACAAGCCGGCAAAATTTACTTTCATAGGTATTGAGAGGACTCCTCCATGGACCGTGGCTATATTTGAGATCTCTGAAGAAATGATGCTGGAAGGCCAACAGCAAATCGGACAGGCTAGGCGTATTCTTAAGGATTGCATAAGGTCGAAAACCTGGCCAAGGCCGCAGGTCACTTATAATGTATTGGAGCTACCCCGCTGGTATCGATCACCACTCGGCTCTGAAGTTTACACAGAAAAGGATTTATTTTAATGACTCAAAACAACAGTAATGTGTCCAGTGCTAGTATGGGATTTAGTGGATGGCTTACCATCTTATTCATAGGCCTGAAACTGACGGGTTACATTAGTTGGCCGTGGATCTGGGTGTTGTCGCCATTATTGATTTCGCTTTCGTTGCTGCTGACCATACTCCTTGTCTGCCTGTTAATCATCGGACTCATTAAACTGACCGAGAAATGAAACCAATTAAAGCAAAAGATTTACTACAGCTTGACACTAGACTTCAAGTTGTAAAGCTTCAGTCTTACCCGATTCCCGAGCAAGTTGTCTGGCAGGCAGCAAGGGGTGACTATTCCGAAATCCCCATCCATGAAGTCAAAGTTCCACCTCATCAAGAGTGTGGTCAATGGATTGTTGATCAACTTCTTGCCAATGAAAGAGGTCATTGGGGCCCGCTAGAGCACCCAGGGATCACTTTCTCGGTAGCCGGCTTCGTCCATAATGTAATGGTTCAATCAAGAACTCATCGCATTGGGACCTCTTGGGATGTTCAGTCCCAGCGTTATACCGGCAAACGTGTTGTTAAGGTCGCTAAGGGCGAACTTGCTGTCGAGGATGTGTTCTATGTTCGCCCAGAAGGACTCTACACTAATCGTAAAGGGAAAAAGTATGAATGGACTCAGCACCACAGGATCAGAAAACTTGGACGCATTCTGGACGAGTGTCAGGAATATACTGAATACTATGAGTTAGGAATGGCCGAAGAACACATTCGGGATTATCTTCCTCAGGCTATTCGCCAAAACTTCGTAGTATCCTTTAATCTGCGTTCGGTCCTTCATTTTTTGGACCTTCGTTCAAAACTTGATGCTCAAATTGAAATTCAAGCGCTTTGTGATGCTTTTATTCCTGAGCTTCAAAGATGGACGCCCAATGTCTGGAAATACTACGAAGAAAAGCGCCTTCATCGCGCTCGCTTGTCACCTTGATTCGATTCATGATATATTGGTATAATAGTTAGCACTTGGCGAGATGCCTGCTGTGTCGGAATGGCGAGAAGCTAAACCTCCCAAACGTGAGGCTGGTCCTATTTACAACTTTAGGCGCGGCTATGATCTAGAAGCGGCTAAAATGCACGAAAATGCTGAGCAGTATGCTTGTTTCCAGAAATACTTGATGATTCAAGGTGCTAGAAGCTTGAACGAACTGGAAAGATTAACAGATCATAGCTCGAATACGCTTTCAAATTGGAGCAAGACTTTTGAATGGGAGAAGCGTGCTGTCGAGTACGACAAGAAACAAATGGCTATTGTATGGCGGCAGGCGGAAAAATTGCACAGAAATAAGCACAAAGAAGCCATTGTTCAGTTTAGGGAATCTTCTGAACGACAGGCAAAAATGATGTCAAAGGTCTCGGAAGACCTGATACGTCTTCTGGGTGATCGGATACTAAGGGCGGAGGAACAAAACGAAGAAGTTCCAATGAATCTAGTGTCTGGGCTGCTTCGTGCGGCAGCTTCTATCACGGAACAATCTCGCCAGTCTTGGGCCAATGCTTTAGGCATCAATCAGATGATGGAAATGGTCGAAGCTGAAATGCAAAATCTTACAGTCGAAGACGTTACTGACGTTGATGCCTATGAGATCCCGATCGATGAATGAGTCACCTGAAGATAATAAGTTTCCGATGACCGTAACGGAAACTGAAGACGGTGGTTTTATTATTGAGTGGGATGGGAGTCATCCTGTTACATCGATATTCAATGAATGGACTGAACAGGATTTCATAAACATGTTAGACTTAGCATGTAGAGATGCATTGGAACCGGAGATAGACAAGTGACTGATCGAATCAGTAAGAGGTTGATCGAGCAAGCCGCCTCCGATCGCCAAATGGTTCGTGAGCTTAAAAGAATAAAAACACAGAAGAAAGAAGGCGGCCAACAGGTAATACTGCATAAATTTATCAAACAAGTAGCATCAAGCTACAAGTTCTATCGTGTACACGCAGAGCTTACTAAGCAATTGCAACGAATAGTAGACGGTGACTGTAAGCGTCTAATTATTCAAATTCCACCTCGTACGGGCAAGAGCTACCTTTCTTCTAAGCTGTTCCCAGCGGCTTACCTGATGGCACACCCAGACAGGTACGTTGGCATAGTTTCGTATAGTGCTGAACTTGCCGAAGGCTTCTCTAGATCGGCCAGGGATTATTATCGACAGGCTGGCGGCACTTTTGACCCGTATAAACAGGCTGTCAATGACTGGGGAACCCAGGGAGGCGGTGGCTTGTGGGCAGCCGGTGTTGGAGGTGCTATTACTGGCCGCTCAGGTCACCTGCTGATCATTGACGACCCCGTCAAAAACAGGGAGGACGCAGACAGTCCAAGGATCATGGAAAAGCTTTGGGACTGGTATACTTCAACATTGTACACACGACTCGAACCACAAGTTGGTGCAATTGTCGTATGTCAAACACGTTGGAGTGAGAATGATTTGATTGGTAAGCTGCTTGAATCGGAGATGAATGTCTCAGAAAAAGGCAGGGAGCATTGGACTATACTTGACCTGCCTGCAATATCAGAAGATCCAGGCTCCAGGCCTCCATTGCCATCTCATTGTGAAGTAATAGAAGATTGGAGACAGGAGCCTGGTCTTGCGTTATGCCCTCAGCGATATGATATAGATGAATACGAGCGGATCAGAGAAGCCATTGGCGCCAGGGACTTCGCTGCACTCTTCCAGCAACGCCCTGCCCCTCAAGGTGGTAACATGTTTGATCCAAACTGGTGGGGCTACTATGACCACTCTAGTACATTGCCTGAATTCCAGCGCATAATGTTAAGTGTTGACTGTACATTTACAAACGCAAACACTAGCGACTATGTCGTTGGCTCTGTGATTGCTCAAGCCGGTAATTCTTTCTATGTACTAGATCTTGCACGTGAAAAGACTGATATAATGGGCACTATGGCGATGATATCAAGAATGCATAACAGGCATTCTCTTAGCGGAACGATAATTGAATTAGCTGCATCTGGTTATGCTGCATATCAAATCCTATCAAAGAAAATTCCAGGGATGATAGGCTTCAAGCCCGAGAAATCAAAAGTGGCAAGAGCAACAGGTATTGTGCCGGTAGTTGAGGCTGGAAATGTTTATCTGCCGGCGAGTGCACCCTGGCTGGATGCTTTCATAAATGAATTTAGCTTATTCCCGGCCGCAAAGAACGATGATATAGTTGATTCCATATCAATGGCAATCAATTATATGACGCAAAGGTCTGCTCCGGCGATGACGGAGGTAAGCTGGGGTCGCGGTATACCGTTGCCTTATTAGTAATGGCTCGAAAACCATTTGATTTCAAGCTCACGCCAGATCAGCAAAAAATGGCGATAGCCAATATTAACCTGGCAAGACGCGAAGCCTGGAGGATACAGCGGACTACTGGCATAGAATATTCTGTTCTGGAGGGTGCAGCCTTCCTTGGCCTATGCAAGGCTTGCAATAGATATGATCCTGATTCTGGTTACAAATTCTCCAGTCTTGCTACACCAACAATCAGGGGCGAGCTTTTGCATTGGGTAAGGGATAGGACTTATGCAATGAGATTGTCCCACAAAATGAGGGAAAATTGGATAAAAGGACGCAGGATGATCTTTGATGGTAAAAGCGATATAGAAGTATCAGCATTTCTCGGGATAACATTGCAAGAATGGCAAGAAGTCCGCTCTGCGTGTTCTGGACCACCTCTCGAACTAAAGGATCAGGCAATGCCGTCAGACCCCTTGGAACCAGAGGAGTTTGATTTTAAAAATGATTACAGAGAAATAGCTGAATCGATAATCGAAGAAATGTCAGAAAAAGAATACGACGCGCTATTGGCTTATTACAAAGGAGACGCGTCAAAGGCCCCATTACGAATCTTTAATTCATTGTGTAATTCTCTGAGGAAAAGAAAAGTTTTGTAAATTGGTTGCCACCCACCGATCCCATGCCTAAGATCAGTCAGTACCTTAGCAGTAGCCACGGCTTATGGTTAAATCAACAATCAGTGATTATACCATAAAAGCTGTTAAAGATCTGTCTTTTATTTCAGTCCTGGAAAGGGAGTCGGTCGAATATAAAAAGATAGGGAGAGAGGCTATTACATTATGCCCTTGGCACAACGATAGAAACCCATCTCTCACCATAAATGATGAGAAGGGGTTCTGTTATTGTTTTGTCTGTCAGACTGGTAGTGATGCGATTGGGTTCATTCAAGCGAAACTTGGGCTCAGTTTTAGCGAAGCCATACAGAAGATTGCTGTAAGCAACGAAATAGAGGTAATATACGAAAATATTGACCCTGAGCTTGCAGCAAAAGAAGCCAAGAGGAAGGCGGAAATCCTAGGGCAGCTACAGAAGCAACAGCAAAATTATCGTAATCTACTGCGAGATCCAAGGGCGCAGCGTATCAGGGATTTTATAGATGATCGAAAAATACTGCCAGAAACATGCAGGCATTTTGGCCTTGGATATTGCAGTAAGGGATTTTTTGCTGACAGGGTAACCATACCAATTCATGACCACATAGGTAATCTGGTCGGCTTTTCTGGTAGGGCTACAAGGGATTCCGTCCAACCTAAGTACAAAAATACTGAAAGCAATGAATATTTTGATAAGTCAAGGCTGGTGTTCAATGAACATCGGGCGGCAAAATCAATCAAGGAATCCGATTCCGTCATTTTTGTTGAAGGGCATTTTGACGTAATAAGTATGCATCAGTACGGAATAACGAATGTGGTAGCAATGCAGGGAACGAGTGCGCCTAGTGAGGCCGTGATTTACCGATTATCCAGAAAGACAAAACGTTTCATATTGTGCTATGACGCAGATGCTGGTGGAACAAAAGCTATTGAGCAGTTTATTAAGACAGCAGGCCCCATGGCATGCCGTGGCGAGATAACAATTTCAATAGCACATCTGCCAGAAGGGACCGACCCTGATCAATGCATCAGGGAAAATCTGGTAGATTTGTTTTCTATAATAGAAAATTCCAGTCCATGGCTTGATTGGCAGCTAGACGTATGGCTAGCTTCTATTGATCGAACTGATACAGCAAGATTTTCTGTGATTGAATCCAAAATTAGGGAGCTGGTAGATTCTATACAAAGCCCGGTCTTAAGACAGTATTATATCGACAAGGCGTCAAAAGCGCTTTCGTTGGATCAGGCAAGTGCAATCCAAATTGCGAAAAGCTGGTCTCAGTCCCTTTCTGGTATTAAGGCAAGCAAGACCTGGCAACCGCCAACACCTGCTTATACAAGGTATACAGCCGAAAGGAGACTAATTAGGATGTATATTCACTACGAGGAAGTCAGGCAGGAATGTAGACCATTGATGGATAGGATTCAATCACCGGTGTATCGGTGGGCATGGGCACGAGTGCGTGAAATAGAGCAATATGGAAAAGCTGTATCTGTTAAAGATGTATTCATGTCAGTCCTGGTTATCTCAGAGCCTCACTACATGAGACAGCTTAGACCGATTGTAAGACCAACAATTAACGTGACCAAGGATACTGGTATACTGGAGCATATAAAATATGTGCTTAGCCAAGAACTTACTACGTCGGAGATCTAAGATGTCAGAATCTAAATACATTGTTTACACCAAGGACGGGTGTCCTTTTTGTAATCAGGCGAAAGGTTTACTTGAATATTACAAAGTCCCGTATGAATTGGTTTACGATAAGTCGCCTGACTGGGAAACCTATCCCTGTATTTATAAAGTAAATACGCAAGGAGACAAGGAGCTAATAGGCGGATTTTCTGAATTGGCTAGCTACTCCTATTTGCATGGACTATGAGATCATGTCACCAGCAATCCAGGCTTACCTCATCGTAATTGCCGCCTTTGTCGTCTTGTTCCCTGTTGACGCCAGTAATGGCGTCACTCTGGTGTGGTTATGGCTGCTGACCAGGGTTCTTAATTACTATTTAATGTTTAGGGCGTACATGATGTACCTCCGGCTTAGGTCTGACTTTGCTAAACTAGGTATGCCGATGCCGGCATTCAAGTTCGTTCCCATCTGGGAGAGAAATGGCAGCAACTAAAAAGCTTAACAAAAAGACACTCTCAGGCAGCCTGGGACCGATTGAGCACGTCGGCAAAAAGACAACTCAAGGCAATGGATCCCGCTCGAAGCCGAAGAAAAACAGGAAAAAGTATAAGGGGCAAGGTAAGTAGATGTGAAACGTTTTGTTCCTTTGCAATCGCCAAGGAATGCTTACCTGGTTAAATCCCTAGTAGCAGAAGGTCGATGCGTTAGTGCAGTAAAATACTTGTATGCACTACGCAGATTCAGCATGGTCGACTGGTTAGTCGCCATTAGCCAACTACTGAGGATGGCTGAAAAGCCAAATGAGCTGAATACTTATGCGACCCTAATAGAGGTATCAAAGGGTTCTCTTCTTGACCAGAAGGCTCATCTAGTGCCAGGGTTGGCAGCCGATCTGCATGGAAGGAAATTTGACTATGAGCACTGCTTGCTTTTGATTAAACAGATCAGATCTGATCGCGGCTTTTAGCGGTAATCTATCCTTGCATCCAAAATCACAATGACCGAATTCAATCAGTTCGCCCCATCTGCCCATGCTGTCTTTTATCGCTCGTATTCGCGACGCAAAGAAGATGGTTCCAGGGAAAACTTTGCGGAATCAATAACCCGGACGATTAATGCTATTGCGAAAGTTGGTAAATTTACCTCTTCGCAAACTGCTTTAGCACTTGAAATGGCGTTAAAGCAACACTGCTTTCCTAGTGGACGAGCACTTTGGGTGGCTGGTACTGAATGGTCAGAAAAACCTGATAATTTTCCTGGTTATTATAACTGCTGTTCCATGCATGTTGATGAGCCCTCAATGTTTGGGTTGCTCATGGAGCTAGCGATGATGGGCACAGGTACTGGCGCAGTCCTTGAATCGGATGTCGTAGCAAAGCTGCCAGCAATTACCAGGGCTATCAACATCATTGATATAATTGATAACCAAGGCGTCGAAGGTGGTAAAGCTGATACTGTAATCACCTATGAAGAAGAAGATCAAATTATTTACCTGACAGTTGGCGATTCTCGCCAAGGCTGGGCTTCTGCTTATCAGGGCTTGATTGAACTGGCAATGGGCAATCTGGCTGATGGCGAATCTGCTGCAGATGATATAAACATTATCCTCGATTTATCTGAAATCCGTCAAGCCGGACAATTACTGAAAGGATTTGGTGGTACTGCAAATCCAGTCAGACTGCAAGAAACCTTCGAGAGGGCGGCCAGGATCCTGCTTAAAGCAAAAGGTCGTAAGCTAACAGCAATTGAATGCTGTCTATTGATCGACGAGGCGGCCAGCGCCGTTGTCGCCGGCAACATTCGTCGTTGTTTACCAGGCAATGCCCTCGTTCACACTGAACTAGGTCTTGTGCCAATTCGTGATATCAAGATTGGCACAATGGTGCAAACCTCGAAGGGATTGCGCCCTGTTGTCGACTTTTTTGATCAAGGCAAGCAGGTTATTTACGAAATCAAAACACAAGACGGAAGCCTGTTTTGCTCGAAAGAGCATAAAGTAGCTGTACTGCGCGATATTTATGGTGCGTATGAAATGGTCAAGGCAATTGACCTTAAGGCCGGTGATCGAATGGTTGGTAACCATTTGATTGTCGCTGGTCACAGTACCAGCTTACCGGTTGCTGCTAATACGAAAGCAAATTCACGCAAGCCTCGCAAGCCAATAACTATTCCAAAACTAGATAAAGAAGTTGCCTATTTCCTTGGTTATTTACACGGTAATGGCAATGTTAAATCAGACGGTAGCGGTATTCGTATAACTGGACCCAGTGGTTTTGAGGCTATTGCCACCAGATGTTCTAGTGTGCTTCAGCGATTTGGGTTTGATTCACGTCTTGTCAGCAAAAGCGATGCCTCGGCGTGGGAATTGACAGCGAATGGATCTGAATTAAATGCTTACTTCCGTAATTTTAAGCAAGTATTTTCGCAACCAATTATCCCTGATTGCATTCTCCAAGGGACAGAAGAAATCCGCTGGCATTACCTGGGAGGCCTGATGGATTCCGATGGTTCACCTGGTACTCATGTCCTGTTGAATTCTGTGTATCCGGAATTCAGTCATCAAATTCAAGCTATTTATAGCTCTCTTGGAGTTCCGACTCGCATCGAAAAGCGTCTCCGTAAAAATAATCATGAATGCGAGCTGAATGCAGTCGGTCTGCATAAGCAGAAGATCTATCAAGTATTTTCAAGCATTTGCACTCGTTATCCCTGTCTTGCAACTAAACCATCTGACACCAGCAGGAATCAGCATGGGTTCGATAAAGAAATGGTGAAAGCCAGCATCAAAGGCATCAACTGGAGCCAATGCCAGGCCCAGAAGAGTTGTGTGTCGCTTGCTGCAATCGAACCAGCAATGACTGATCTTATTCCAATTACAGTAATTGATGTACAACCTACATCGCGTATCGAAGATACATTCGATATTGAGGTCAAAGATATCCACGAATTTTATTGCAATGGCTATCTTGTTTCGAATTCAGCGGGCATGCGTCAATTTACGTCAAGCGACGAAGAGGCAGCTTCTGCCAAGGATGGTCTGTATAAGCAAGACGAGAGCGGAAACTGGAGCGTTGATCCTGAGAAAGAAGCACTCAGGATGGCTAATCATACTAGATGCTTCCACACTAAGCCGGATCACGAAACAATTAAAGCTTCTATTGAGAAGCAGTTTTGGTCTGGTGAGGGCGCAATTATGTATGTGCCCGAATCTATTGCCAGGGCCAATGCCGACCTGCTAAATACCAAGCAGTTAAAGCAGCGGTTCCTGGGGCTGTATACACGCAGTCAAGATGACGCTCGTCAGATGTTGGTGGAGCTAGCAGAAAAGGCTGGTGAGCCGACTGATGATCGCATCATTCAGCATCGGATGGATCGGTATGGGCTTAACCCCTGCTTTGCGCCAGGCACTATTGTGATGACCAGTGAAGGCTACTTCCCAATTGAATCACTGGTTGGCAAAACTGTTGAGATTCATGATGGGAATGAGTGGCGTACTATTGACAACTTCCGAGTTACAGCGCATGACCAAGATGTATACGATGTAACCTTGCATGACGGAACTGTCATTACAGCGACTGAATACCATAAATTTATCCTGAAGGATGGCACCAGGGTAGAACTGAAGGATCTAAAGCAGGGCGACGAGTTAATGGCAGCCACTATCGAGCCCGTGACGGGAACTATTCAGGCACATGCCGCCTACCTTAAAGGATTTCTAATTGGCGACGGAACGTCTGACAAGGGTCAGCGAGCAGCCTGTAAGTTGTATTCTCCCAAGAAAGTATGCGTCGACCGTCTGAGGGCTTCTAGGAACGAGCTGGGGTATTTTGAAGGTGAAACACTAACTCCGGCCGGGTATTTGCGTGGTTTAAATACCGCCAATGAAGACATGACTCCGTGGTCATCTACATACAAGCATGTATTTCCTCACGAAGTACTGAATTGGACGACTGAGGCCAAAGGCGAGTTTATTGCCGGATTGTTTGACGCAGACGGCACTCTTCGTGACACTAAAGAGAACGGCTTTTCTTATCAGATCACTAGCGTTAGTCTTGAATTTCTGCGCGGTCTAGTGACCTTGTTGCGAACGGTTGGAATCGGGGCAAAAATTGGCCCTCCGCGACAAGGTGGCCTTAAAAACTTTGGCGCCGATCGGGGTGGCGTTTGCGTGGTCCAGCCTACTTATCGTCTCGCTATTTCACAGTTCAATTCAATTAAACTAGCTAAAATCGCAAAATTTGAAAGATTAAAAAGTGTTGCTGACAAAGAAATTGTTTATATCAAAAAACTCGGTTATAACAAAGTAAAAGAAATTACTTATTCTCATTGCGCACCCGAGGTTTATTGTTGCACTGTTCCCGTAACGAACTCTTTTACACTTGGTTCGTCGATAGTTGTTGCGAATTGCGGAGAGATAATCATGCGAGACAATCTTTGCAATCTTTCGGAGGTTCACCTGAATACACTGGATCCAGTCAACAAGGAACTGCAACACCAGGTATTCTATGCCGGCGGCCTGCAAGTCGCTGCACTGCTGCAACATAAATTTGTCCCCGAACGCCTTGCTTATAGCCGTGAGAACGATCCAATTGTTGGCGTCAGTTTTACTGGCCTGTTTGACTTTTTTGTTCATGCTTTTGGTGCCTCTTGGCTGAAATGGATGATGAAAGGCAGGCCCAGTGGTTCTGCATACAAAAAGTACACTGCCAAGGAAAAAGCCTTCTTGGAATCATGGAGGATCAGCGCGGAGCAAGGTGTTAAGGATTACTGTGCTCAACACGAGATTCGTCTCCCTAATCGATTCACCACTGTGCAGCCAGCAGGCTCCAAGAGCTTGCTGACAGGCGCATCATCTGGCTGGCATCCTCCAAAGGCTCAGCGATTCATTCGTCGAATCACGTTTGGGGTCAACGATCCACTGGTTAGCGCTCTCAGGGATTATGGTTACAGTGTTATCCCAGCACAAAGCGCGAGGGACGAGGAGGGCAACCTGCTTGATGATATTACAGATCCTAGGGTTCGCGAAGTCTTGGTGGAAATTCCAACTGAAGTATCTTGGGCGAATCTCCCTGGATGTGATGAGTTTGACTTGAGCAAGCTACCTGTCACTGCTCAGTGGGGACTGTATATGCAAGTCCAAAAATATTATACAACGCATAACACATCGGCCACTCTGGAATTTCGTGAAAATGAAATAGATGAATTGACTAGTCTAATTTATCAAGACATCCAGTCCGATGGTGGCTATATATCGGCAGCACTACTTGCTCGATTCGATGCCAATGAAACTTTCCCGAGGTTGCCGTTTGAGCCAATTGACAAACAAACTTTCGATCGTAGAATGGCTGTAGTTAAATTAGTCCGGGATAGCCTGCCGGAGGGCACCACAATGCTTGATTTGCTTTCAAGATATGACAATCCTGGCTACGAGTTAAAAGGGGCTGCTGGCTGTGACTCAGACAAATGCCTTGCCGAGGAAAAAGTGCCATTCAGTAAATAGCCGGCTATAATGGGGGTGCCATGACACGGTAGTTGGCTTGCCGGCAGACAAGGGTCTCTTTACCCACCCAGCGTGGGCCATCCCCGAGAAAGACCATTCACACTATGGTCCAGATGTCCAGATTGCCCTGACCGCCTTCAGGGGAGCCTGGGCATCTTATATTTCCATGACGAAATATGATTTTGGTGATGATTCTCAAAATATGAGGACCACTGCCATGCAAGAGTTATGGAACAGCATAGCTAGAGCAAGAAAAGCAGAGACGGGAACTGGATTCTATTTAAATCAAAAGGAGTACAAAAATGTCAACGATCGTTGATTTCCAAATAGAAGCCCTAGCGCTGTCAGGTCTACTGGTACACCCTTTCCGGGCTGATCAAGTGAATCCGGCTTCGTACGATGTCCGGCTCGCCGATAAAATATTAGTAGAAACACCAGAATACGGGTGGGTAGAGCGGGGGCTTCCGTACTTATTAGAACCTGGGGAATTTGTGCTTGGTAGTACTCAGGAATGGTTGAATGTTCCTGAGGACATGGAGGCATTATTTCAGTTAAAGTCATCACGCGGGAGGGAGGGCTACGAACACCTGCTTAGCGGATACATTGATCCAGGTTTTTCTGGCCGGGTCACTTTGGAGTTAGTGAATGTAAATAGATACAATGAACTACCTCTATTCACTGGAATGCTAATCGGCCAGATTAGATTTATCAAGACAGATGCACCATGTAGGGCCTCGTATGAGCTAAAAGGTCACTACCAAGGAGATGACACTGTGCAACCATCAAAAGTAAGCGCAGACGGCTTGCTTCGTTAGGCAGAAGGGCATCGTTCTGGGAATCCTAAGAGAGCCATTGGCGTGACGCCGGCAAGTTCTTAGGCGCGATGCCCCATGCAAGTCGTACATCCAATAAATAACCCTGAACTGGTAAGCTACCACCGTCCAGAGCTTGTCGGTTTGCTGCCCAGCCTTGAATTAGCATTAGATTGCTGGAGTCTGTTAGATACTGACGGCCGTGGCTCTGCCAAGGCTAAGTATTTGGTTCGAGAACAAGCGGAGCCAGCAACTGCCTACAAAGCTAGACTAGAAAGGTCTACTTATACACCGATTTACAGGGATTCAATCAAAGCGTACGCTGGTCTTCTTAGCAGATTCCAGTTAGCTGGCGCTCCTCCGAGCATGGAGACGTGGGAAAAAGACGTAGACCTCCAGGGGTCCAGCGTTCAAAGCTTTTGGAATAGATGTGATGAATATGCCATCAGAGACGGTGGTGTGTTTGTCATGGTTGACATGATGCCTGGCAACGGCTTAGACAGCAATTTCTTTGATCAACAGAGAGATGGCAGGCATCCTTACAAAATAATGATTGAAAGGAAAGATGTCATCAACTGGTCGGTGGAATATAGTGGCGGCAGGGAATTTATTCACCATGCAACCATCCGCCAGATAAAGCAAAGGATGAACCCAGATGGGTTTGGGATAAAACTTGAGCCGGTCTATTATGTACTGAAACCATACCTAATCGAAGAGTATAATCTAGTTAAGTCAGGCAGGAAATGGACGCAAGAACTGGTTGGATCTTATCCGACTACACTGCCTGTTGTGCCACTCGTGTGGTATGGGGCATCGATGAGCAGGTTTGCTCAAGGCGATATGCCATTAAATGGTCTTGCGGAATTAAGCATTCAGCACTTCCAAAGTCGGTCGGATTTAACGGAATTGCTGCATAAATGCGCAATGCCAGTTCCGGTAAGGAAAGGTGCACCTCTTGGTCCGGACGGAAGGCCTTCTTCATTGATCATTGGACCAAATACTGCCGTAGATTTGCCGGGAGAAGGCGGAGACTTCACCTTTGCCGAACCTACTGGAAGAAGCCTGGAGCGACATCAGGCTGAAATCAGTCACATTGAGCAGTTAATGGATAGGTCTGGTCTTAACTTCCTGTATGGAGCCAATATCAAGACCGCCACCGAGGCATCACTTAGAGCATCTCAAGTAGCATCTCAAGTAGCAGCACTTGTAAGGAACAAGACCAGCGCGTTTGGTGTAGTAATGCGCTTATGGGCCGCTTATGCGGGCGAAGAGCAGTACATCAATGCTGAATCCGGGATAGTCATCAATGATAGCCTTATTAACAGGCCAATTGATCCTAGCGGCATCGCTCAATTAGTTAATCTCCGAAACGCAAAAATCTTGAGCACCGAAACCGTGCTAACGGAACTACAGCGAGGAGGAGTTCTTGATCCAGACATGAGGATCAAGGAGGAAATCTCTAGAATTAAGGAAGAATTTCCGCCTGAAGAGCCGATAGTGTTAAGTAATCCGAACAGGCAGGCTACGGGAACCGTACAGCCAGTTGTGAACCCATTAGGAAAACCAGTAAGCAGGTGATGCCAGTTATCCGGCCTCCTTATACTGAATAAAAGGATCCCAATCAATGATTACCGCCAGGATTTATTTTAAGCCAGAATACTCCCAGTGCTTCATCCAGTCGGATGGCGGCTCGCAGTCAATCATTGAGCAAGTCTTTAGCTGTCCTGAGGAACTCATAGAAACACTTAAGGAGTTTGAACCTTTTATTTTAGAATGCACCACCGTTATTAACGGTAAAATGCTTTCATTAAGTTCCTTTAAAGCTAAGTGAGTCATCCGCTTCCCAGCGGTAAATGGTTAAGATCACCTGGCGGCAATTTCGCCTACCGGGTGCTCGGTCCGTGCTGCCGCCTGTTCGATCGTGAGGAACTGCCCTGGCCGTGCTGCCGCCTGGCCTGGCGCAGTAAGGAGCCGAGCTGGAACAGGATAGGTAAGCGGTTTGTCCCAGACATAGCAGCTTCCCGTTGCCCGAGCTACGCTGTGGAAGCCGTAGATCAGTGGGGAGGCCTATGGATCCAAGTCTTGACCCTTTATCAAATCAGGCTAACCACAGCCGAGAAGGAATGGTGGGTGACCAGGAAGCCAGCAAGCAAGGGCTACCCAGCACTAGATCAGGCATAAACTGGACCAGAATCCTGGCCGAGCGTGGTCTTGAGTCACCTGGCTATCATGAAGTGATTGCTAAGATGAAGCAAGAGGGCCGCATTAAATCTAAAGCACCTTAGACTGGGCATGCCTGATACGATTATCGAGCCAAGTCATGACGAGCCAGTGCACGGAACGTCTTGTCTATTTCAAGCGTGCTGCGGAGATTCTCTCAACTGTGTTCACCAGCCCTCCTCCCAGCTTATTTAAGCAAGCCGACCAGAGCGGATGTCTTTCTGAATTTGAAAGGCTTTGTGAAGAGATGCGGGAATTCTTGAGTGACGAGGACTACCTTGGTGACCTGGCCTGGTCGGAGTCTGGCGATCAAGACGACGAAGAGGACGAGGACGAGTGTTTCGAATTGTTACAATTGTAACAACCAGGACCCCGGTCCACGCTAGGATCGGGGTTCGTTCACAGGCAAATTCCATGAATACAGTTGAGTTCAGGCTTCCCGAGAAATCTGAGCGCTACACAACCAGTCAGCGCAGGTCGAACAAACCTGTCACATACTTCGCTTGTTCGATGATCGACAAATTTGTCGACGATGAACTTGATGTCGGTACGTTTACATGTCACAACACTCAAGTTGATTGCGAAAAGTCTGGTAGCGTCAGGACACTGTCTATTTATCTGCACGAAACAAAGCTTCTTAGCCTGTCTCTTGATAAGCACGGAGACTCTATCTATCTGCAACTGTCGATCGGTGACCGTTTCATGAAATACTCGGGCCATCCGGCCAGCGCAGTCGTTGAAAGGATGAATGGTATTTTGGACACACTTGGGTATCATAGTTTCATACCGGTTGGTGTCAGGTTGTTCCGTAATCCTGAAAGCGATACCTTCTTCATTGGTGTCGGAAGTGGCGGTGGTTTGGTAGTGCCTGTTGGCAGGGATTACGCAAAGAATATCCTGATTGAATCGGATCCTGATGAGCTGATCATCATTGCCCACGATTGCAAACGACAAGATGACAAAGACTGAAGAGTATCCCACATGGATCTGCGAGGAATGTGGGATCAAACATGGCAGGTGGTTTCCTAAAGATGGAACTTACATAGGTCCATCACCTCTTTGTGCTACATATCATGTCGATCGATGCGATATGTGTAACAAAGATGGGGTAATGGTTACGGAGCCGAGAGATTTTGGTTACCTGAAAAGGGATTCTTTGTTAGAATATACAGAGAACCTTGCGCACTTCAGGTATGCCAATAATGTTGGCAAAAAATCTCGGAAGATTGGGAAATAGAGTCTTACTCGAATTCCTTTGGATCCGTCAAACGAGTAAACCAAGGCCAGACTTTTCTGTTTCATTGTCAATCAGCTTCCGTCACGGGCTGGGAGTAAGCATGCTTACACCAGCCTTTTTGGCTGAAATCAGCTTGCTTCCAGATATAAGGTCTACTCATTATTACTATATGGAGCATTTTTGATGATTGATACGACTGGTCTGAATCTGAGGACGTATCCAAGCAGCCTGAAAATGTACAAGCTGATATATAATGACGATACCTCTGCTACATTATTTGGCTGTGGCGCAGCCAATGCAATTGCTATTTCAAAAATGAAATGGCCTCACCTGGAAGTGACGGACATCCAAACACTGGATGATTCATGGAGGAATTGAATTAAGAAAAAATAAAGACTTCGACGATCCCTCCTAGACTTGGTAGCCTATTCCGATGTTGTGCTATGCTGGCATCAACCAGTTACCTGAAACGGTGACTCCCTAACGGGATTTGGCTACTGGATGGCAGTAGCGTTGAGTTCTGTTCTGACTATTGCTTAAAACACTTCTTTCGACTGCCGCTTTTGCAGTATCAGGATTCCTCCTGTTGCCTGCAAGAGCGGCAGTTTCACAATGCACTTTTGCTTCTCATTATGGTGTCGGCGATGGTTACCATGGTAAATCAACTGCAAATGGAGAAAAGTTCAATGCCTATGGTAAAACCGCTGCTCACCGAACACTGCCATTTGGCACCAGGCTGCTTGTGCAAAATCCGGCCAACAACAAAACAGTAGTGGTAAGGATCAATGATCGAGGCCCCTTTCACGCTGGACGTGACATTGATCTGAGCTACGGCGCGTTTGGCGAGCTTGCCGGCACTGGTACTGGCGTTACAAAAGTTTGCTATTCGAGGATTGCATAACGCCAAGTGGCGGTTACCCTGGGGGCTATGCCCCCTTTTTTTTATGGTCGACTTCCAGTTCAGCCAGGAGCAGCGTCTAAGGGCCTATCACGAAGGCCTTAGGCGTCAGTCGATCAATGAGTCCAAGGGGCTCAAGGGGCGCAACAAGGCCCCTGTAGCGGGCCGAGAAGCCCAGGAGATGCATCTACTCGGAGCGGCCGGTGAAATGGCCGTAGCGGCCTTCCTGGGGCTGGAGGAATACCTTTATGGCGACGAGATGCCCGTCAGGGGATCTTGTGACTTACCTGGTATAGATGTAAAAGCAAGAAAACGGCATTGGCATGATTTGCTGATCCAGCTAGATGATGATCCAAGCAAGGTCTTCGTTTTAGTTACGATTCATAACAAAAGGACACTGATACACGGATGGATAACTGGTTTTGATGGCATGCAGGAATCCTGGATAAGATCATTTCAGAAAGATAGGCCTTGTTATGCTGTGCCAAAGAGTCAACTGAAACCCATGGAGGAACTTCAATGTCGAGTGGCTGCTGTTTTGAAAGAGAAGACTGCTGGCTTGAATGGGAAGAAGATGAAGCTATTTTGAACTTTTCGCAAAATGCAATAGATTATCTTGGCTGGCAAGTTGGGGACGAGCTAAACTTTGAGGTATGTGGGGATGGTTCGGTGATAATCAAAAAATGCACAAGTGATCAAGATGGATGACAAACCACTTACGATCAACGAACTCAGAAGGGTAGCCGCTGCAAAAGCTTGGAATGCTTGTCGATCAGACAATGATCCAATACAAGTGCCGGAAAATTTCTACTACATAGTCGACTTAATCATAAAGGAATGCTATGTAAATCTTGACAAGATGATTCTTTGTGTTATAAAACAAAGACTAGATTCCCTGTATGATACGAAATGAAAGAGGAAGAAATCCTAAAGCTGATAAACGCTAAGATCCGTGACCACGAGATCAGGGTCGCAATCGTATCGGGTATCATAGGCCTGTCCATGACGGCAGGAATTATCCATGCGATTCATCTCAACCACGTCTTACTGCTCTCTTGACGCAAGACCGAGTCTCACTCAGGAAGAGTGGGATGAGCTGGTTGTTTTGAAAAACGCAATAAGCTACTTGCCAAGCACAGTGCATCCAGCTAAGATGCAAAGGTTCAGCCAGCTATTCGCTAAGAGCTTGCTGGGTAAAGGTGATCCGATCATTGAACAATGACACCAAATGTTGATTATTCTGCTTCCCACGAGAAGGATGGATTTTACTTCAAGCATAAAGTCGGCAATAATTGGTTTAAAATGCAAATTTCTTACCATGACTGTTTACAGATTGTTGTTGCTTTTACTCATTTCTTGCTTGGGTGCGGATTCTCTAGTGAGCTTGTCATCAACGGATTGCGACACGCCATCAACGACCTAGAAACGTCTCGTCAGCCAAGGAGCTGACAACCGCCCCTTCCAAGGGGCTTTTTAATGAAATGTTTCCATTTCTTAAGAAATCCCAAATATCGGCACTTGCTGACCTATGGCTGGTCTATGGTTGAGACACAGGGAGATCCCTGGTACTACCGCAAACACACACACCCCATGGAAAGGACTATTAACTTCTCTGATGTCATTAGCTATGATTTCAATGTGATTGGGTCGGATATGTTTCTTGAATTATCCCAACAAGACTCTGAAACAAAAATCAAGATCGCCATCAGAACAGCCGACAAAGGAAAACCCATTAGCGATCAGATGAAACTTTTGCCGGCCGCGATAAGTCACAACACAGCAGTCACCAAGAAGCGCAACTTACGGACTAAAATGACAGAAGAAGCTGTCAAAGAAATCAGAAGCAACTGGGAGCAGGTTGTTAAAGCGTGTGGCACCAAGAACGCTGCGGCTGAACGCTTAGCAAAAATTTACAATTGCAGCTCTAAGAATATCTACGCAATTATTTACAGGTATTCATGGGCACACGTCTGACCTAGGTCGTTAGACTGTCCTCGAAGGCGGTAGACGCGTCTTCGGGTGTGAGGTAAACTGGCACCAGTCATCCCCTAGACTGGTGCTTTTTTATGCCTAACGATCATCCTACGATCGAGGTGTCGACAGAATTCACCGATTCCGTTGTCTTGGATTATTATCCGCATGAAACAAAAGAGAGGATAGTCGAAACAAGTGTTAGCTACGACGGAGAAGTATTTTGCGTAGACTGCTGTTATGCTTTTTCTGACGAGATCCATGATTCCAATAAATGGGACCAGGAGGGCATCACTACCTTCGGATGGCGGCATGCCAACCTTGTGATATGCTCATTATTGGCATTACTAGAAGCGTACGGTCAGCCACATTTGTTAAATGACGCGGACATACAGGAGGATTTCTCCAGAATGGTTCAGGAGACCAAAAACTCTTATGCTGAAAAAGCATTTGAGCAAATACGTAATGGACTCAAAAGAGAATGACTTTCGGTTTTCTGGTGTCAATAGGGCTAAGTCTTTGAAGCCATTGACTGCATGGGATGATAAAAAAGTAGCAGCTCGTGCAGAAGTGTATGATTATGATAGTAAACGATGGAATCTTAATAGGAACCATTAAAATGTCAGGGAAGTCAATGCAATGATCATTGACCCATCAAAAAGGACATGGAATACGTCCGTGCGCTCCCCATGGAATGCACGGATTTTTCATATTTTAAAGTCAATCGATGCACATAATGAATTGTATTTTCGCACCTTAGATGACTGGCATCTTGAGCAAGCCAGTTATCTTAGACATTATTTGAATTCATTAAAGACCTGGATTAAAGATCAGGAATCCGATCGGTAGCCGCCAGAAATCCTCCTGAGGTATCTAAGCCCAGAGGTTAATGAATAACTTTCCGGCCTGGTGCTGGGTGAATCATTCCACTTGATAAGTAAGTCATGACGGAGAGGGCCACGTTCAAAGTTAACCTTGAAATTATTTTGCTTAGCAAGATCAACTAATTCTGTCACGGACCCGCAGTATTTCAGCCGGTCATGAATGATTAATTCAGGTCTTTGATCGTAAAGTTCCCCGTATGCATTGTAATCAGTCATTGGCTGTATTCCTAGTAGGCTTCATTTATCCGGATTACTGATAAATGTGATTTATCCGGTTTCCTGATATTCTACCTATGACATGTTAGAATGCGTTCATCGCCAAGGGTCGCTTTTCATTGCTTACTGGTCGTGCAGTTAGAACGTGTTGACGAATTGTATTCACATACCGTCTGCAGGGCCATGAATAGCCCTGCCAGCAAGATGCTGTAGCCAGACAGGAGTGCTACAACAAAAAATTCAGCTCTTCTTAGTCCGCTTTCTGCTTTTTGATTGGCTGAGGGCGATTGCTTGCGCTTGTTTCGGATCATAACCCTCTTTGATTAACTTGCTGATGTTAGAGCTGATCGTTTTCTGACCGCTTCCTTTCTTTAAAGGCATTACAGGACTCCAAGCTGTCTAACATTAGAACCCAAACAACAAATGCTCCGGTCCCTAGTAATACGATTCCGATACCGATGGAAACATCCCACGGAAAGTCAGTCATTTCTGTTTGTTATCGGGATTAAGTTCTTGCATTAGATACTGACGTAAAGCTCTGTCAGAGGGTGTTGGTACCGGTTTCAGGTCGATTTCGAGTACTCTCAGTCGTATTTGGCGAGCGTAATAGTCATCTAATTGGCGTTTCACCTCTTGTGACTTGGCGTATCTGGAATCGATGGTCACAGTTGTCGTAACAACACCAACAACAAAAGCTAAAATTGCGCCGATTATTTGGATGTGCTTTTCCATACACTCACCAGAGTTCCCGATTGCTCCAATATGCACCCGAAAGTTTGCCTCGTGCAATATTCTTTGCATGCCTGCTTTTAAATGACTTGCGCCGTGCCTTATCCTTGGCAGAATCTCCTGAACCAGGCTTGCCGGCAGTCGTCATTTTCTGATCGCCGAAGCGCACGAGTTTCACCTTATCGCCTTCCTTGGCAAGGACTACACCCTTCTTGGTCGGATGATCTGGTGTGCGCTTTGGCTTATTGTAACCCTGTAGGCCGTACCGCTTCAAGCGTGGATCTTGTTTCGGTGCCATTACTTTTTGCCCTTTTTCGCTGTTTTTGCTGCGGCACGAAAATCTGCGGCACTAGGCGCACCCTTGGCCCCAGGTTTCCGCATGCGCTCGTCGCTACCCTGCTCTATCCGCCGACGTTTTGCTGCAATATTGGCATATAAGCCAGGTTTCTTTGCCATAGTTTAAAATGCCAACTTACTAGATTACCGGAATATAGTTATACTGCGCTAGATGCTGACTACGCATGGCGTGCAGTACTACTCAAGAAGCAAGGCAGCGCAAGAAGAGCGCCAACATTAAAAACAGACAAAAATATCGAGACATGATAAATGACTTCAAGGATAAACCTTGCGCCATTTGCCATAAAAGCCACCATGCTATTGCTATGGACTTGCATCACATAGATCCATCCACTAAGGATCAGGACATTTCTAAGATGTTAAGATCAAAAGGATATGAAAAAATTCAGCAAGAGTTAAACAAATGCGTAGTATTGTGTGCTATTTGTCACAGGTTATTGCACGCCGGTCTCGTTGATCTAGATGTCACGAACGGGGGTCGAACCCGTACAGGCGCAATGCCCGACGCATTTTAAGTGCGTTCTGTCTACCAATTCCAGCACCGTGACTTGGTGCTCCCTGCGTGGATCGAACACGCCTGAGCCGAATTATGAGTTCGGAGCATTCACCAGATTGCTAAGGGAGCAGCAACAGGCACAGTCTAGCGCCCTCTGTTGATTTTGGCAATGTCTTGGTCTCGTTACCGCCCGTAGACAGCCTGCGATGGGCTCCCTAGCATCCTTCTAAGGCCCTATGACCTAAGATGCCCCGTCCAACCAAGCCTCGCCCCTGCCGCCGCCGTCTCCAAGGCCAACGTGTGCTCACTTTTGTCGAAAGGTTTAACATTAAAGGCAATGGAGTTACCTCAGTGACAGCCGCAAGGAAATTTGTAACTGCCAATTCGTTGGTCTCACCTGTTATTATAGATGTTGAAAGGAATAGTTACACTATTGATCACTTCTTTTTGGCCGAAGAAGGTATGTTTGGTTTGTCTTATGTGGAAGTTAACTGGATGCTTTTCCCATGTTTGAATGAGCTTGTGAAACGAAAAGGCGCAAGCACCTTATTCGGAGACCTGCTGGAACAGGACTGGACTTCCGAGGAGGAATCTTACCGACCAGAATACGCTTTTATCTAGCGATATTACTACTTCCTAGAAAAGCTGAGCGAAGAAGAGTCGTCATCATCATCCTCAAAAGAGGACGGCTCTTCAAACAGTTGACTCATTTTTTCACGAAAAGCCAAATTTTGTAATTTTTGAAAATTGTAATCCTCAAAGGTGGCAACCAGTAACCTTTGACCAGGTGTATAGTCAGCCATCTCTGGATGACCATTGCTGGGCGGAATGTCAGAGCTTTTGTAATAGCCAAACCTTTCCGTCATCACCATCCAACCCTGAATGCACAGGGACAAAAAGCTAATAAAAAATACTGATGCAATTAGGAATATCATAAATTCCTCTTGCATCAGTATTCTTATGTTACCAGGAATTACCGCTTGATCAGCCTATTGCAGAATGAATAGGGATAGCTGTTGTCATCGCAGTCTTCGGCATAGGTCTTATGACAACAGATTTTATTGATTGCTGTCACATGCAGGCCGAAATCTTCCGCAATTCTAAGTTGCGTCTCGCCAAGCTTGTGACGAAGGCGGATTTCATGAATCTGTCGATCACTAAGGAAACCAGACTTGCGTCCACGCTTAATTGGATCCTTCTCGAACGGAGGCCTGCGCATTACTCTGCGGATAACCTTGCCTGGTGTTGTAAGAGAGACATTGGTAATCCTAGCGATGCTGTCATAATCGTAACCTTGACACCTTAAATCCCAAATCCTGTCTTCTTTGGGAATGGAGACACGTCCTCTGCGTCGGGTCATGATGGGTCGATAGGTGCTGACCGTGTACTGGTGTATCTTAGATGATTTCAGTCCGAATGCAACCTGTTTGGTGTGTAACGATTTATTACGAAAAGAAGAAGCTGGCGTCTGTGGTATTAAAATAAGATGTCGCTTAATCCAATCCTGTAAATGCCCAAGAGAGTTGCGATGGCACTTGTCACAATGCTGGCATTCACTCCAGTGTCAGCATCCGCCCAGTGGGCGCAGACATGTACTCGTGATCCAAATTCTAGTGTAAACCTGCGTTCTGGTCCTAGTCGCAATCATAGCGTCATTGCCTCGATTCCGCCCAATACTTACGTCAGGGCAATGACTTGGGTATGGGGTGGCGATGGCATGAAGTGGTATCGAGTAGAAGCAAATGGCCTTGTTGGTTGGCAGCGCCAGGATTTCCTATGTGTTTAACCGATTTTCAGGCTACCGCTTGAATTATGAATCAATCAGCCAATGTCAGTCAACAGTCCAAGCCTCGTGAGATTACGATTAAAATCCCTCGCTTACCAAAGGACAATGTCGTCATCATGGCAGGCATAATAGGCTTTTTGATTGCATTTATTTTTGGTTCATTCGTCCTAAAGGAATTAAATGAATTAAAGCAACAGCAGAAGACTTCAGAAGAGCGCATCAAGAAGGAGGTCTTAATGCCAGGAGGTACAACTGAATACAAGACCGAATTCAAGCCAGATCCATCGAGGGACACAGCAAAGGACCTAGTGACCGAACCAGTCGACAGCAGACCAACATCCGCTGTCGAGAATGTCACTCCAACTCCAGTCATTAAAGACAGCAGGCCGCAGTCAGTCCCAGCGCCTCCCCCACCAACTCGTCTAGGTCCTGGTAATTTTGACGGCGGCTATACTCCGTCGTATAGCGGAAACCGGACCGGTCCGGGCAACATGTAACCAATGAAAACCAACAAAACCAAAGTGATAGCAGTTCTTGCGTTTGGAGCTGGTGCCGTGGCTTATACCGCTGCATCGATAAAAAACGAAACAATCAGACAACAAGAAGCCAGGTATCAGCAAATGGTTCTTTTGGCAATGCAAACAGATAACCCAAGCCCGATTCAGCAAGTTGACTCATTGGGGCCAGGTAATCTGGTACCGCTTGAGCAATTACCAGTTGATGCTACTCCAACACCAGGATATACGAGCCAACCAGGCTCAGCTCCGAAGAAGATTATTTACAAGCCAACAGCTCCGGCAGTACCAGTCAAGCCGGTATTCTCGATTATCGTTGAACGTACTAACGAAAAACTAGATCAGACTGGCGACCCGATTTGGAAAGTAGCCCTAGTCGACAATTCTGGCAAAGAACTGGATGCCCTTAAAGCCTTATCTGGCAGAGCCTCAAAACAAAAGGCAAATCGTAATCAAGGGGGCAATAAATCTCCTTTACCTGGCGGTATCTACGCCATTGATGTTAGCGGCATTGAGCGCGGGCCTTTTGGCGACCCCGAACTTGGTCATGGATATTGGGTGCCTATTTCACCGCTTTTTAACACAGGACGTTCTGCTCTTGGATTTCACCAAGACCCATCATGGGGCAAGGTAAATGGAGAATCTGGCACTTCTGGTTGCGTTGGCCTAGAAAGTCCAGAAGCGACATCAAAACTGGTTAACTGGATCAGAACTTATCAGGTCAACAAAGTAATTGTCGCTTCCTGAAAAGTAAAGAAAGAATTACCTGGGGGCGACCAACCCCCAGGATTTTTTTGTGGGTCCCATCCCCACTAGATCCGTCAATGAGGTTAACGAATGCAACCCTCCCGTACTACCGGAAGAACGTACCCAAGTGATTACGGTCAGAGGGCACTCGGGAAGACCTCAGGCATCTTGCCGTATCGAACGGCATTTCTATGCTATGTGCATAGCGTGTTCCTTACACTAAGATGCAGGGACCCCTCGGTTTGAGCATCATTCCTGGAACCATTTTGTCGGCGCCAACAAAATCGTTCCTATTTGGAAGCTAAGCTTGAGGGGTATTCTTACGTGTTGCCAAGCCGCAAGGCTTGACTCGCTTCAGGGCTTTACACATAAGGGTGGTAGCAGGAGGTGGGGAGCGACATGTGTATCACCCCACTCTTTCACTTCATCTAGCCGTATGGACCGACCAGCGAGAGGTGTTACACATCCTGCTAATGTTGCGGGGGTGATCAATCCCCCGGCCTGGTTACCCAGGACTTAGCCCGATACGACGACCGGAGATTTCCAGTCCTTGCAGAGCGGGGGTTGGTGCCGGTTTCCATTTATACCACCCAGAACTACGGAAACCGGTCAAATGGCATCCTGGGATAACCTCGTTCTCCCTTGGGGGCACCCGTAGGCGTCCGGGACGGTGATTGCCGACCGCAACTTGCACAGGGAAGGATAACCCTCACCAACGGAGGATCCCAGAACCTGGCAAACCATACCGACAGAGCAGTATGGGAATTTAGGATGACCCAGGTGTGCCCTTTTGGGGCAGGGACCTGGACTCTATCCATATCTGCGTGGAAAGCTTTATCCAAAGGACTAAGAGGCTTAAACTCCGCAGATTGTTGCCAATAGCCCCTCTTACTTCCCCAAAAAGCAGGAAAGTGCAGGCATCGAACCTGCAATGGCCGGTCCCGAGGAACCGCCGGGAATTCCACCCGGAACACTCTCATTATACCAAAACATCCTGGACAGGATTTGCGCCCGTGACCGACCGCTTAGAAGGCGGTTGCTCTATCTGGCTGAGCTACCAGGGCAATTAGCCTCATTAGTATAACCCCCTACAGCCCCCTGTTCAGCATTTCTTCACGAATATACTCCCAATTGATTGGTCGATAGTTCGTGTGTTCTACGCAAACGCAGAAATACCTGGGATCAGGTGTTTGATCTGTTTTCAGTACGGATCTATAATGCAAATGACCATGAATATTTCCTCTATAGCGACTCAAATTGCATTCATGCACTGGTATATGCGTCAGGATATACTGATCAAGATAATGACAACCTCTGACATCAGCGAAGTATTTGGTGTAATCGGTCAGCTTAAAAATATCATGATTTCCTCTAATTAATATCTTTCTTCCATTCAACTTTTCTAAACAACGTAGTCCACGCCTTGGAATTGCTACATCACCAAGGTGATAGACTCTATCGTCGGGCGAGACTACACTGTTCCAATTATCGATTAATTGCTCATCCATTTCATAAACATCATCCCAAGGCCTGAGCTTGGAGCCATCGTCGCGTGTGAATTTGCACACATTTGTGTGTCCAAAATGAGTATCAGAAATTAAGAATGTCTTAGTCATCTGTCTGAACTGGTCTTTTGCATTGTACCTTACAAAATACAACGGCGCCTTTGTCGGTCAGCTTATCGGCACTAGCATGGTATCGCATCGATACATTTCAATGAATTTAGTTCGTCGTGAACGCTCCCTAGTGCCTCAACATCAGTTTGAGGCCAGGTACCGGTTGCATGGTCAGAGCTTGGTTACAAAAATTAAGGCCGGCAGCCCCTACGAAGTGTGGCTAATTGTTAAGAGCCTGTATCCAATGGCCTGTATCACCACCATCCTGATAAAGGCCATCTAATTATCATCCAATGAAATCTAAAGAAAATGAGTGATTTGATTGACGCGACTGCATCACTAGTCTCTACTTCTGGTGCCGATCCATGGGTCACGGCTATTTCAATACTGAAGGCCGTCTCAGCCAGCCTTAGAATGGCGGCAGAACTTGAGCAGCGACCAGGAATAGCTGCTTCTGCTGATTGGATTGATTCACAAGTCAAGACCTTTAAGTCTTACAACGATGTACCTAGTCTCCTGCCCATCCGAAATGAATCATCAACCTGAAGACACCGATTTTTCAGCGGAGCTTGCCGAAATTATCGAGTTCAACTTGATGGGTATTGAAACCATCAAGGGCAAACCATGGAAAGAGTACGCAGCAGAAATGCTTAACAAGTACCACAGAAACTGTATGATGCCAATAGTTGAATACCGACCGCTTTGGAGGGTTCTGTATGAGTCATACTGCAAGATGGATAAATCCTTTTCGCCAAATATTGTCTTCATGCAGCTAATAAAGTCTTTCAAGGATAAAATAGACGACGATTTCCCCGTGGACGAGATCGACAAAGATGTGTTTATGGATTATCTGGCAAAGGAAGTAGAAAAAGCAATGGAGTGCGAATGATGACAACATACAACCCAGAAGCTCCTATCCAAGACCCGCCTTGCTGCCCGGCATGGAAGAATATCAGAAATGACGTGCTGTGGCACCAACAACAGGGTGATCCTGATACACTGTGTAAGCCATGCTTCAGATCCGGTTGGAGGGTGAATTATTGCCCATCATGCGGAACTTACATTGGCAATACCACATGGAGGATCAGCCCTTGAAGCCCGATCGGAAATTTTCGCCACCACCAGAGGAGTTGATGTATCGCTGGATGGAGGAGTCCAGGTCTAGGCCGACTCCAGAGGCCGCTTCAAACTATATTGCATACAAGGCGTCAGAATGGGGATTTAATGACGCCTTGTCTCCAGATCCAAATAGCCTAAAAAGCAAGGCTTTAAGGTACCTTGACAGGATTGAGCAGCTAGAAGTCGTGTCCATATGGATCGGCAAGGAAGCTATTACAATGATTCGCGAAGCATTGAATTCAATTCCTAACAACTGATATGGCAAGTAAAGTTTACAACCTTGTTTCGGCCAGTGCCTTTATTAGGCTTGCTGAAATACTAAAGCAAAACAAAGTAAATTCAATTACGCCAGATCAGTTACAGGAGATGGCTTCTTTGATAATTGATAAAAGCAAAAGCATGGACACAAATGCTATCAAACGGTAACATATATGGACTTGTACTGAGTAAATGCTGTCGACTAACCTTCGCCTGAGGGCTGAATTTATATGTGACCGCATATCAAGAAGCGCACCAGTTGAGCTAGTCGATATGGCCTGGTTACAAAAATTGGCATCCAGAAATCCTACGGTGGATTCAATGCTCAGGAAAGCCCGCAGGACGGCTATTTATGGTGACATGAACCAGGACTCACTGGATGGCCTTTGTCATTCGATGGATATTGGTGAACCAGATCCAAGTGATCACTTAACTGGCGCACAAGACCCAGTAACACTGGCAGAATGGTTTATTTCCAGACAGAAGTGGTTCAGGGGGCATTCTTAGGCGGATATAAGCTTGCCTAATGCATCGCAAGCGATCGATCAGCTACGCCGATCACCAAGAGATTGACACCGGCTGATCGCCTCGATATTATGGTCAAGTAACCAAAGGTATCCACCATGCCTCAGCTCACAAAACCAATGCTCGCTGGGACCTATGACGCCTCTAAGGCGAGGTTTCCATATATGGCGACTCCCAAGATCGACGGCATCCGCTTCGTCATGGTCAATGGCATTGCACTGAGTCGTTCGTTCAAGCCCATCCGTAACGCCCATGTACAAGCCACGCTGCGCCAGTGGCTACCAGACGGCACTGATGGCGAATTGACTTGTGGCGACACGTTTCAATCGTCATCTTCGGCTATTATGTCCGCCGATGGCACGCCCGATTTCCACTGCTGGATATTTGATTTCGTTAACCCCAGCTCTGAGTACATTGACCCCTATTGTGAGCGGATCAATGATCCAGTTCTGACAAGTCTGGAGGTTGAACACGCCCAGGATCCGACGACCTTTGGCCTGACTATCCTGAGGCCCGAGTTAGTGCATGATGAATCACAGCTCCGGGTTATCGAAGAGCAATACCTGGAAGCCGGCTTTGAAGGCGTCATGGTGCGTGACCCAAACGGTACATACAAGTTTGGTCGCTCAACCACCAAAGAAAACATCCTGCTCAAAGTTAAGCGGTTCTTGGACGATGAGGCCATCCTAATTGATGTGCTTGAAAAGCAGCACAACATGAATGAAGCTACACAAGATGCCTTTGGTCGCACCAAGCGCTCCACCTGCCAGGACGGGAAGGTTGGGGCTAACACTGCTGGCACCCTGGTTGTACGCAATGCAGATGGACTGGAGTTTGGAGTTGGAACCGGCCTTGATGATGCCCTACGCGCCCAGATTTGGGCTGATGTAGATGCATACAAAGGAAGACTGGTACGGTTCAAATATTTTCCAGTTGGCGTCAAAGAAAAGCCACGACACCCTGTTTTCCTGGGTTTCCGTCATGCGGAGGATCTGTGATAGCCAATTCCAAACGCCTTGACATCAAGGAAATTCTTTCTGATCCAGAACTGAGGAAAGAATTAGTTGAAGGTGCTACGGATTTCATCTGTAAGGTTGAAGGGGTCAGATCTGATGAAGACAGTCTGGCGTTGCGTGTGCAGCGTCTAGAATCCATGTACGAAACCGCTCGGGAGGCACTTTTGGACGCATATCGGCAGATTGATGACCTGAAACAGCGTATCGATCGACATTACATCAAGATTCACATCCTGGAAGAAATTATTGAACTAGGTGGTGTTGACCAATGACTAATGCCGATCAAGAGCTATTGATTGATCACGTCATCGAAGAGTTCGATTTTGACATGGTTCATAAAGCCATGCGGCTGCTGGACTGGCACTGGATGACGACTCGCGGCAATGGCTTTGAGGTGCCATCCAAGGAACAATTGATCGCCTCTGCTCGTCAGCGGCTACGCAGTTCTGTGAAAAGCGGTTACTGTGCATCAGGTGGCCTGGTGGCACGTTACCATCCAGCAACCAAAAAAGACGGCGAATGGTTTAGCTTGGAGTTTGTTCTTTGTTCCGCTGACAACTATGACTGAACCGTTATGGCGTCGCATCGGTGGCAATACGGGTCCATACGATCTCGGTCCCCGTGAAATTGCTAACATTTTAAACTTGATCGCTGATGAAGTTGAACGTCGCGGTGATATTGACTATGACCGCGATCCAGGCGAAACATCAGACTGGTTAAGAGCCGAAGCCAAGCAAGCGCTAAAGGATTTCAATGACTGACATCACCACCTACAAGCTCGATGCGGCATTCGCCTCTCTGCGATGCTTTGATTATTGTGCCAAATCAGATGACTTTATCGAAGTGTCTTTATGGCATAACGGTGAAGGTTTTGATGTTCATTTAAGTGGCCATTCTGAACAGTCCTTTAAGTTAACCTGGGGCGAATTTAAGGCACTCAAGAAACTGGTAAAAGAATTAGATAAATGACAGATCTATCTCCGCTTTCACAGCGCATCCGTGATGCAGTATTGGCTACATACGATGAGCAAGCCGACAGGGAATCACTTTGGATCATTGACTGTCCACAAGTTGTAGCTGCATTAATGGCTGCTGCAGATAATATCGACTTTGACCCCTGGTTGGTAGAACATCAAGAGTACACAGGTGTTTTGCGCAACATCGCCCTTGAACTTCGTGAAAACAATGACTGACCAACAACACCCGATCGCCCCGCCGCCGGAACTGGTGGAGCAGTGGTATGACTCCATAGACAACGCGTCCACATCTTGGAAACAGGAGCTAGCCACCCAAGCCGCCCGCTGGGGCTTCAAGCAGTGTATGGAGCTAGACGCTTCATGGCTTGAAGCCAAACTGCAAAAAGCTCGGGATGAAGAGCTGGAGGCGTGCTGCGAGTGGCTACAAGAAATCGGTCCCTCAGAAGTATGGTTATGTGGGGATGATTTACGACAAGCCCGCCGCCCCCAGCCGAGCCTGAAGGAGCAGGCGCTGAAAGCACTTACTAAAATCGAGGATAACGGAGCAACCTACCTTGATTCTTCTGTTATCCGCCGCGCCCTAGAGCAACTCAATGACTGACAACCACCCGATCACCCCACCGCAGTGGCTAGTCGATGCCTGGCGCAAACTGGCGTTGGCTATGGGCGCTGATGTTGATGCTGTCTTTCTGGAAGCCGCCCGCTGGGGCGCCGACCAAGAGCTGAAGGCGTGTTGTGAGTTGATGGATGAATGGGAACTTGATCAAACTGATCTTCGCTTTGCCCGCCGCCCCAAGCCGCCGAGCTTGAAGGAGCAGGCACTGGAGGCTTTGGACCGAATGGATCAGTTTCCTACTGCTGAGGATCAGTACATAATCCGCCGCGCACTGGAGCAACTTGATGACTGAACTGTCACCCCTGACCGAAACCACAATCACCAAAGAGAACCTTGACCGACTTTGGAATGCCTTAGAATACACTCGAGCAACCATTAGTCCCAGTGGTAATTTTAAATCAAAAGAAAATCCTGGATGGGTTGAGATTCATGGAGGTAGAGCACATCAATCCGAAGTTTTTTTGAATAATGCGATTGACCTTGTAAATCAACTGAAAAAAGAACTGAAATGACTAACTTCTCCCCCGCTGCTCAGGCGGTGCTGGATGCTGTTTGCGACAACACTGAGCCCGACTGCGACACACAGCACTTAATCGCCGCCGCCCTGCGTGCTGCTGCTGATCAGGTGGTGCCTAGAGAGCCAGCGAAGGATCCATTGTGGGCGTCAGACGCTTACAGGCAACGCGCTGACACCCGCGCATACCTCCTCGCCATTGCCGACGAACTGGAGGGTGCGCAATGACCACCGACTTCCGCGCCCTGTGCGCTGAGCTGCTGGATGAGGTGGTTGCCAGGCCGTTTATCCCTGACAGTGAGTTAATCTCTCGCGCCCGCGCCGCCCTGGCCGAGCCCAAGCCGGAGGGTCCGACAGTCATGGAGATCATTGAGCTTGCAGACGAGATTGAAGCACCCGGAGTGGGGCAGGTTGATCTAGTTCGAGCAGCACTCGCCCGCTGGGGCAACTTGAAAGCCGGGGTTACAAGTTCCACTCCGGTGCCGGTGAGTGAGCGGCTGCCCGAGCCCAACACCAAAGTGCTCGCTCACTATTTCAACGCCCTAGGCAAAGGGCGAACAATCTGCGCCATCTGGGTTCCCGCCAAATCTCGCAGTGATGACGCCGACTATGACTTTACGGAGTACGACGAGGAAGACGACAAGTTCTATTGGCCCGAAGGCTGGTACGAGGCGATTGAGAACTGGGACGACCTTGGCTGGGTCGAGGTCGATGAAGGTGAAGTGGTCTACTGGCAGCCGCTTCCGAAGTGGCCCGCAACCGCCCTGCCACCGCCTGCGGGGAAGGTGGAAAAATGACCGAGTGACATTGACCTATGGAAGATCATCGGAGTATGAGTCAAACAGCAATGCCTGAGTCCACCCCACTGAGCCCCGCCGCGCAGGCGGTGCTGGATGCCTACATGAATAACTGCGGCTGGCTAGATGGCCCGCTTGAAAGAGATTATCTCTGTACTGCTGCCGTTCTGCGTGCTGCTGCGGAGCAAGCCGAAAACGTCTATCCAGTAAGACCTTCTACAGAGTGGGGTGAAGGCTGGCTAGAAGGCGTTCAAGATGTCGTCGCAAGCTTCCGTCGCATCGCCGCCGAGCTGGAGCGGGCGCAATGACCACCGACTTCCGCGCCCTGTGCGCTGAGCTGACTGACGAGCTTGCCGACTTTCAGTGGGCAGTGATTGAGGCCGGCGTCGGATGGGCCTGCCCCGACACTGAGGCCCTGATTGACCGCGCCCGCGCCGCCCTGGCTCGCGGGGGCCACCCTGCGCCGGTGCCGGTGAGCGAGCCCATTGCCTGGCTGTGGGAGTACATCGGCTCTGACCCATATCCACACAAGTTCTCACCTGTTGCCAGGTCACTGCGTGAAATGGATCCCGCCAATCCGCCATTCCCTGACGACTGGAGACCAGTCGCACCGCTCTATCTCGCCCGCTGGGGCCACCAGCCCGCGCCGCCGGCTGAGGGGGAGCAGCGCCACCCCACGCCCGTTCCGGTGGCTGAGCGCCTGCCGGGGCCGGAGGACTGCGATGCCGGCGGGAGGTGTTGGGCCTGGGATTGGCTGGCTGAGAAATGGTGTCTCTGTGATCGCACCAGTGCGTGCCACGGCTTTGATTACTGGCTCCCCGCCACCGCCCTGCCGCTGCCTGCGGGGGAGGTGGGAAAATGACCGACCCCCTCTGGCTCCAGCTCCGCAACCACCCGAGCCTGTTCTGCCTGCACATCCACCCGTCGCAGGCTCAAGTGCTGCTGCAGGAGCTGGCTGATCGCATCGAGCAGCGTGGCGACAAGCAGCTCGACCTGGACCCCGGCGAGACAGCGGACTGGCTGCGTGCTGAGGCGGCGATTGCCGAGCAACATGCAGCAGAACGCAAGGCGCATGAGGAGGCGCTGCAGGGATGACTGAACCCGGCCCGACCAGCTCAACAAGCTGATCGAAGACAAGACCTACGAAAACCTCAGCGAGGTTCACAGCATGTGTTGCGCCGCGTTCCATGCGCTCAAGTGCATGGAGGGGATGCTGGAGACCGTAGTGGTGGAGCGCGATGGCTACACGTTTGAGGACATGACCGGGAACCTCTACACGGTTCGTCGCGCCTTGGAGATGCTCGACACCATGACACGGCTGAACGGCTTGAAGACCGACCCGATCCCGCACTACTAGACGCACTCTCTACGCTCAGCGCCATGAACGATCGCCAACTGCTCAAGACGCTGCAGGACGCTGCCATCTGCTGCAAGGACTGCGGCCAGCGTTACGGCATCTACAGCGTCGGCTGCTCCAGCACCTGGATCGGCACCTGCAGGGTCTGCAGCGAGGAGAAACCGATTACTGAGACCCGCGACTGGGGCTACCTCTACAAAGGTCGCCGTGAGCTGGCAGAGAAGCTGGGCCTGCGTGAGCGCAGTGGCTGAAAGGGTGCGCGTTTTACGAGACGCGCCCCTCGGCACCCGTCGAGCCCTGGTTAAGGCGGGTGCTCTCTAGGTTTCCAGCGGCGGAAACCTAGACAGAGACGGCCGCACCAGATGCAGTTGAGCCCCGCAGAAGTCACCGGCGTGGCAGTCGCCCTGCTGGCCGGCAGCGAAATCCTGAGTCTGGTGCCGGGCGTCAAGGCCAAC